CCACTTCCTGTTCTGACTTCATACGACGAAAGCGGCCGGTGGGCCCTACATACCGTGGAGCAGCCCGGCCGTTGTAACCGCTCGCAAAGGCGTCGGGACTCGGCAGCTTGGACACGCAGCTGTCCTACCCCTCGGCCGCGACGCTCCGCCGCCGCAACCGTTCCATAACTCCTGCACTTACATCGCGTTCTGATCCCCGCGCGCGCGGGGATCAACAACGCCGCTCGTCGCCCCACGTCTTCCGCGTCTTGATGCTGCTGATGGTCGTCGGGTGGACCTGATACTCGGCCGCCAGGGCGGCTTGCAGAGCACCGGCCTTGAGCTTGGTGCGGATCTCTTCGACCTGCGCAGCCGACAGGAAGTGGTTGCCGTGTCCTTCGCCATAGGCGTGGTTGCAGCGCATCCTCTCCTTCCGGTCGGCGGTGTTCTGAACCTGAGTCCCGTCGATCAGGTGGGCCGGATTGCAGCACGGCGGGTTGTCGCACGTGTGGCGGACGAGCTTGTTCGTCGAGACGTAGCCGTTGCTCAGAACGTAGGCGATGCGGTGCGCGCGAAGCACGCGCTTGAAGTCAGGTCGGGTGAGCTTGAAGGCTCCGTGGCCGTACCAGAACGTCGCTCCGGTCCAAGGCCAGCACTCCTCTGACGTCTTTCGGTCGACGTGTGACCAGAACCTCGCGGCCTCTTCCTCGGTCAACGTCGGATAGTGCCGCGCACCGACCGTAGGATTGGCAACGCGCTGACGGAGCTTCCGGTCTTCTCTGGACACTGGCCCGTGCTTGGCGGCGTACGCGTGTGCCTGCGCCTCGCTCTGGGTGCCGACTTTCTGGTGCGCTGGGTTCACGCACGCCGGGTTCTGGCAGGTCGGGTAAAGCAACACGTCGAGTGGTAGCGCGCCCACGACCAATTCGTAGGCCACGCGGGGTGCCGCCAGCGGCTGCTTGTTGACTCTCACGATCCCGCGGCCGGCTCCGGTCTTCGCTTTCGCGATCCACGGCCAGCACGCGTTGGGTCCGCCGCTGCGATCGACCTTCTTCCAGAAGAGACCCGTCTGCGCGGGCGTGAGAGTCGGGTACGGACGCGGCTTGCCCATAAACACTCCGGGCCGGGATGTTGAGTTATCCCGGCCCGGAGAGATTGACCTAGCTAGCCTTCCCCGTCAAGGGGTTAGCTTAGGTCAAATTGTCGACCTCCACGCGGGCGAAGAACTCCGGCCGGGCCAGAGTGATCTTGTGGCGGGTCCTGACCGAGCGCCGGAGCGATTGGTCGTTCGGATCCACGAACAGCGGCGTCATCTCCATCGGGATGTACGGGCTGTAGACGATGCCCGTGTCCAGGATCGACGGGCCCTGGTAGCCCATCAGGATCTGGTTGGGCGGGAAGAGCGGGTCGATGAAGATGACCCACTTCCGCTGGAGCACGCCCTGCTTGATGATGCCGCCCTGGTAGACGTGCCCCTCGTCCACCGCCACGAAGCCGTCGATGTTGTCGAACAGCGACGCGATGTCCGACGACGTGATGATCCAGTTCGCCGGAGCGCGCTGGGTCCGCCGGTGGACGATGTGCGCCGCGCGCGACAGCCGGATCACGAGCGACTTGAGGTGCTCGGGGTCCGACACGCCGCTCGGGGTCGCCCGGTCCCACTTGACCACGGCCACGGGCTCGACCGCGTTGAGCGCCGTACCGGCGATCTCACGGTCGATCTCAGCCGTCATCTCGTCGGACATGATCGCGACCTGGTCCGCGTCGATGTCGCGGCCCCAGAGCGCGCGCAGGTCGTCCGCCGACTCGACCGACGCCAGCGCCTTCACCTTGCGGCTCTCGGCGCGGATCTCCTTGATCTCCACGTCGAGTTGGATCTCGGGGATCCGGCTGTTCAGTTCGTTGTCGTAGCGGTACTCGACGGTGATGACCTGGGCCGCGACCGGAGCCGTGCCGAAGGTCAGCGAGAGCAGGCCGGTCGTGTAGTTGATCGACCCGCTGCCACCCGCCATCGCCGTGCCCGCCACCACGTTGAACGCGCCCGCCGCGTTGTCCGTGGCCACCACGACGCCGTCCAGCTTGACCACCACGGTCGCCGCCCGGGGGCGGGGCCACTGGAGGTTGCGGCTGTAGTTCAGCGTCGCGCCGTCACCGGTGCCGTACGGCTCACCGTCGACGAAGTCGCTGGTGTACCACTTGTTCAGCACCTTGTTCATCTCGGTGCCGGCCGCGATCGAGCCCTTGTCGGAGCCGTAGCGCGGACGGTAGAACGCCACGCCGCCGACCGGACCGGTCATCGGCTGGACGCTCGCGATCTGAGTCGCGACGAGACGCACGGCCGTCCGGCGCAGCACCGGCAGGACGTACTTCATGAAGGGGCCGACCGACAGCGCGCGCGTCTCCTCCGACAGCCGGCGCAGGTGCCGGATCTCGGACTCGATCATGAGCGCCGCGATGCCCTTCACGTAGTGGGCCTGCGCGGGCGTGCAGCCCGGGCCGATGTCCTCCTCGATCCCGTGGAGCATCTTGCCCCACTTCGCGATGTACTTGTTGATGGCGGGACCGTCGCGATCGAGGGACGGGCTCAGGCCGTTGCCCGCCCCCTCCTGCAACATCCGCCGTGCGGTCAACATGCTCATGCTGAACTACCTCCTTGCCGCCGGACGGGTGTGCCCCGTCAGGACGATCGCCTCGGTAAGGTTGAGCCCGACCTCACGCAGGTCGCTGGCCGCCTCACCCGTCTCCTGGAGACCGAGTTCTTCGGCCGCGTCGGCCGTCTTGCGCTCGTCCTCCGTCATGGTCTCGCGTCCGATGCTCATCGCTCGGCGCACGCGCTCGCGCACGCCGCCCGGCTCCTGCGCGCCCTGCTCCAGGCGCGTCGTGGCCTTGTCGACGGCTTCCTTCGACTTGAGTCGGCCGCCGAGCACCGACTCGACGATCTCCGACGCCTTGCGGTGACCAGCGGTACGCTGCATGGCGTAGGCGACGAGCGCGGTGCGCTCCGTCTCCTCCAGCGCGTCGGCGAGGGCTTCCTCGCGCTCGATCAGCGCCTGCTTCGCGTGGGCCAGTTCGGCGTCCTTCTCGGCGATCAGCTTCTGGAAGCTGGACTCGACCGCCTCGATGCGAGACGTGACGTCCGCCACCAGCTTGCGGGCCGCCGTGGTCTCGCGCTGCGCGCTGCGCTCGATCTGACGGATGCGCTCCTCGGCGCTCGCCGAGATCGACTCGCTGGTCTTCTTGGCCTGGGCCAGGGCGGCGTCGACCTTGGTCTTCAGTTCTTCGGCCGTCTTGATCTCGCTCAGGTTGATGAGCTTCTTGATCTCCGCCGCGGCCGGGTGACCGGCCACGCACTGCTCCAGGTAGAGCGCGAAGGACAGCGTCTTGCCCTGGCCGGTGAGGCGCGCGATGGCCTCCTCCTGCTCGCGCATCTTGCGCGCCTGGGCGTCGAGCGTCTTCTTCAGGTCGGCGGTGGCCGTGTCGCGCTCGGACAGCATCTTCTGCACGTCGGGCGTCGGCCGGTAGGGCGAGAGCATCTCGCCGATCTTCTGGAGCGTCATCTTGGCGCCAGCGATGGTCGGGTCGGACGACAGGTCGCTCTTGACCTCTTCGGTGATCTGGTCGCGCATCTCCGCGATGGCGCGCACGAGCTTGGTCGCGAAGTCCTCGCGCAACTGGGCGCGAATCTCGTCGTAGACCTCCAGCTTGACGTCGTCGCGGATCTTGTCCTTGCCGAGGCGGATGCCTTCTTCGGCCTGGCGCTCGACCTCCTGCCGGATCTCGTCGCGGGAGACGTCCTCGCAGACCTGCTGCGCGGTGGCGTACGCCTTCTCCTCGATCGCCTGGACGAGCGCCGGGAAGCGCGCCCGGAGGTGGTCCTCCGTGACCTTCTGCTCCTCGTCCTCGGACATGATCGCCGGGTAGGCGTCGTGGCACGCCGGATCGCTGACGAAGTCCCAGGTGTTGAGCCGGAAGTCCTCGCCCACCACGTCGTGTCCGTTCGGACCGGTCGTGGTGGAGCCGAGACCCCGGCTGGACATCCCGACGGCCGCACCGCGGCGCAGGAACGCCGCGATGGCCTGTCCAGCCGGAGCCTCTTCCACGACCTCGAAGCGCCCGTGGATCGCACCGTTGTTCTCGATCCACAGGTCCCGCACGATGGCGCCCGAGTCCTTGATCCGGGTCTTGCCGTCACCCGGATGGTCGACCGCGGCGTAGACCGACGCCTGCTCGATCCTCGGCTTCAGCCGCTTGATCTCCCGCTCCATGATGGTGCGGGGATACACACGGCCGTTGGCCGTCGCGACGTCGCAGTGGCCGATCTTCCCCTCGACGACGAGGGCACCACCGCCCTTCCCTTCCACCACGTTCAGGCGGACTGGACCGGACGTATCGACCAGGACTCGACGAACGGCACTCATCGTGTTTGCTCCGATCTCACTTGTTGATGAAGACAGACAGTCGAACAGCGCGACGCGCTAGTCGACCTGCTTCATCACCTCCGCCGCGTCGTGCAGGTCGGCCGCGAGCGACTCCAGGTCGGACTCGACGTGCTCCAGGTTGACCTTGCCGCTGTCGAGCGCCTCGATGATCTGGGCGGCGTGGCCGGCGATCTGCTCCAGGTGGCGCCCCACCTGGACGCGCGGGTCCTGCTCGGCGTCGAAGCCCTCGTCCTCCTCGACGGCCTGCTTGACCTCGGCCGCGATGGCCTCCATCCAGGTGTGGGCGGTCTCGCCGATGGAGGTGAAGCCCTCCTTCAGTTCCTCCGCCTTGCGGCGGAAGTCCACGTCGCCGCGGACGGCCTCCTTCAGCGCGCCCAGGTTGGCGACCAGTTCCGACAGGGGGTTCCCGTCCTGCTCGACGTCGCTCGCGAGGCGCTTCGACTTCTTCAGCGAGCGCATCCGGCGCATCGCGCCGCCACCCTTGCTGGCCTTGCCGGCCGCCAGGAACCGCTTGGCCTTCTTCTCGGCGCGGATCTCGTCGGCGGTCTTGCGGACGCGCTGACCGGACGCGGTGTACTTCATCCGGTTGATGCCGCCCTTGCGGCCCTGCTGGCGCTCCTTCTTCATCTTCTTGACGGCGCCGCGGGTCAGCCGGCGCTTCTTGCCGCCCTTGAAGCGGAAGCGGCGCATCTCGTCGAGCAGGCCGGTCTGCTGGGCGATGTACTCGTACGCCTCGATCACGCCGACCATCTCGTCGTGACCGACCTCGGCGCCCTCGTCCTCGGCCAGCTGCTCGTAGAACTGCCCGAGCACGTCGATCGCCGCCCCGAGCTTCTCGTCGCTCTCGACCATGGCAGCGAAGTCGGGATCGACCTCGACGTCCTCCTCGGCCTCGTCCTCGTCTTCGTCCTCGTCGTCCTCCTCGTCGTCGTCCTCGTCCGCCTCGTCGTCGGACTCGTCGTTGGCCTCCTCGTCGTCCTGCTCGTCGATCTCGTCCTCGACGGTCTCCTCGACCTCCTCGGCCTCCTCGGGCTGCCGCTGCGCGGTGCCGTTGGCGGGCGCGGGAGCGGTGGTGGCGTCCTCGAACAGGTGCTCGATGCCGAGGAGCTTGACGTCCTCCTCGAACGTGGTGACTGGGCCAATGTCGTGGTTCATCGGTTTCTCTCCTTGTTCGTCTCGGGGCTACTTCCGGTCGCTCAGGCTCGCGAGGAAACGGACCCCGAGCCGAAGCTGGTTGGCAACGGCACCCACTCCTTCGTAGATGCCAGTCATCTCTTCCACGTTCGTCTTGGCGACGGAGGAGAGCGCTTGGATCGCGTACTTGAGATCCGCCACGATGTCGCGAGCGGCCTCCTGGATCGCGACCGGAGTTCCGGTACGCTCGGCGAGCTTCTTCACCGCGCTCGACGCCTGAGCCGCGTCTTCCACGAGCGCGGCGCGCAGCGTCTCGATCGCCTCACCGAGCGCCTTCTCATCGTTCGGCTGGGCGATCTGGATGGCCTCGACTGCGCCGATCTGGTGCGCGCGCTCTCGCACCACCTGATGCCACCAGGCGGTGCGGTTGATTGACCGCTTGGCGACCTCGGACGAGATTCGGCGGTGCAGGTCGCCGGAGGTGTAGATCGCGTTCGCGATAGCAGCGACCATCGGCGTGGCAGATTCGATGTCGTCGTCGAGGATCTTGTCGACCGCCGCCTTGGCGGTCTCGAACACCTCACCGGCCACATCGGGCGTCGGCTGGGCGAGCGCGAACACCTCGATCTTGTCGAAGGTGATGTTGCCCTGCTCGTCCTCGTTCACGCGCACGCGCATCTGCGCGCCGTCCTTGGTCACGAGCGCGTGGTGCGGGTAGGTGGCGATCAGTTCAGCCGGGCCGCCGGCCCAGTCAGACGATGCCGCGGCGGCAGCGATCCGCTCGCGGCGAGCCTCCAGCGACTCGCTCTTGATCTTCATCAGCACGTCGTCTTCGTAACCGCGAACGGTCCGAAGGACGTCGACGACAGCCGCTGGTTTGGACACTGAACGCGCTCCCGTAGGAACGGTTCTAGTGTCTACAGTTATCCCCGCCTAGTCCTTTGTCGCCCTTATCCAAAGATGCCGGGATAGAACTATCCCTGAACTCGGCGGGCCGTCCTGACGCGCGAACGGGCGCTGGGAAGCGCAGTGATGTGACCGCTGCGCGCCGTACGGAAGGCGGTGTCCTTGACCAACGACATGAAGTCGCGGCGAGCCCGCTCCTGGACGGAGAACGTATCGTCTTGCCGTTCCATGAGTTGCCCCAGCTTCTCCATGATCTCTCGGTGGTTCTTGCGGCTCTGGTTGTAGCGCCACTCCTCCAGGCGCCGCGAGCGGTCCCACGCCTTCATCTCCTCGGGCTCCTTCGGCCGCCGCTGCGGCGACTCGTCGGTCGTCCCGGGCTCGTCCGGGGCGCCGGGCGCCCCGCCGGGTTGCTCACCAGGGGGAGGCGGAGGCATTCCACCGCCGCCCATCATCGCCATGAACGGATTGCCTTCCTCCTGCTCCTTCTTGCGCTGCTTCTCGATCTGCTTGATCTGCTCGTCGGACCACTTGAAGACGTTCTCCTGGATCCATCGCAGCGACGCGTAGGGAGTCACGCGCGCCGCGAAGTCGGCACGCGCGTTCAACGTCTCGTACGCAACCAGTTCCCAGATGCCCGACGGAACGGTCATGCAGACGTTGAACTCGGGCGACCAGGGGTCCTTCACGCCGCGGGCGGCCAGGTGGATGCGCCCGATCCGCTCGTAGCCGAGTCGCATCTCTCGCTGAAGATTCAGCGTCGTGCGCGCTGCGCGCACGTCCTCGTTGGAGAGGATGCCCTTGCCCTGGATGGGCTCGTCCTGGCCCAGCCACGCGCGGGGCACGTTCAGCGTGCCGTGGAGCATCCGCTTGAAGTAGTCGAGATCTTCGACCGTGTTCCAGTCGGGCGCCGACAGGATGTCAACACCGGCCAGGTCCCGGCCTTCGCGCACAGCGACGATGATGTCCTCGTCCTGCGCGAACGCGCCGTAGCGCATGTCGAACCTACCGGTCTTCGGATTCACGAACCGGCGCTTGCGCAGATCACGCTTCATCTTGCGCAGGTGTGCCTCGACTCGATCCGGCGGAACGTCGGTCACGTCCACGCGGTAGAGGTAGCGCGGGATCCGGTTGAGCCGATAGATGATCGCGATGTCTTCCAGGATGATGATCCGCTTCCAGATCCATCGCGCGGGCTCGGCGACCGAGACGCCGTAGGGCGAACGCCGTCGGGTCCCGCGCAGGCGCATGTGGCAGACCTGCCAGTCCTCGAAGAGCGCCAGGTTGGGCGGGATCTCAACGTTGCCGGCGAGCATCGTGCGAAGCTCGTGGCTGTTCGCGGTGAACTGGCCGGTGATGTCCTGGACGTAGCCGATCAGACCACCGTCCAGGGCCTCCACGCGGCGCATGGTCGGCGCTGGCAGGTGATTCAGGCCGATGACACCGTCTTCTGTGACGAGGAGTTCGTTGTACTCGTTCCCGTACATGCCGAGCGAGTACGCCTGGCTCCACGCTTCGTCCTCGATCTTGAGCTTCTTCTTGAGCAGATCGTCGACGATCCCAACGACCGCGTCGTCGTCGCCCTCGGTCCACACCGTGCGGTTGTTCTGGATGTTGGGCTGAGTCGAGTCGTTCGCGTAATAGCGGAACGTCGAGTTGTGGACCACGATCCCGTTGGCGATGAAGTTGTGAGTCTCGGTCGTGATGTCGTAGACCTTCGCCGTGCCGTCCGGCTTCGGATCGGCGATCAGTTCGCGCAGGCCGAACTTGGGAACGACCATCATCGACGTCGAGTGCTGATCGTAGCCGGCCCACATGCCCACCGACTTCGCGCCGACCTTGAGATCCTTGGCCTCGATGTAGCCGTCGGTGGTGAGGATCTTGTGATCCGGCGTGCAGCGGATCTTGTAGTCGCCGCCGAAGTCGAGCAGCACGACGTCTGCGCTCAGACTGGTGAGGCGCGGGTGGAGCGCAGCAACTTTGACCATCTTCCGCGAGTGAACGTCGAACCCGAGAATCGTCTGGCCTCCGGCCCCCTTGGCCACGTCTTCGATCGTCATCGCACGAAGGATCGTGTTGCCCTCGACCGCGATCACCATCGTGCCTTCGGCCAGGCATCCGATGTCTGGGTACTCCTCCATCGCCTCATAGTCGGCGAGGCGATCGATCAGCGACTGAGAGACAGAGAGAAGTCCGGCCGTCTCTTCCCGACCGAAGGTCGAGAAGATCGACGCCGGCTGCGCCATCGCTGCCGCGGTCGCCGGGGATTCGGCGTTCGATCTCTCTTCACGCTCTGCGCCGAAAACGATGCGCAGAGCTTCGATCGCACGATCACGAAGGGCCATCGGTCACCGTTGCGAAGAATACCTCGCCCACCGCGAAATTGTCGCACTCGATCCCGACCAAGTCGAAGGTTTCGTCGGCTGGACACGGTTCCCAGGAGACGACTTTGTGGTTTGGTCCGTTCTTCTTGGGCTTCTCGGGCTTCTCGGGCTTGTTCGCCTTCTCGGCCTTGGCCGCTCGGCGTGCCTTGTCGGCTTCGACCTTGGCGATCAGTTTCTGAGCCTCCATGTGGGTCTTCATGAGTCCACGCAGGCGTCCGCGTTTGCGGTTTGGCCGGCCTTCGAGGCGCAGATTGTCTGGATGGCAGTTGGTCGGATCCTTGTCTCGGTAGCGCACAAGCATGCCGATCTCGATCGGTCGCTTCTCGATCCACTCGTACACCATGCGTGCTACCAGGCGCGCGCGACGGCGGTCGCAGGGTGCGGTGGCACGCTTGTAGGTCTGGCCTTGCTGCTTGTAGGTCCGATAGCCCAGGGTCGTCTTCCCGAGGTACAGTGGGAGGACAGAAAGTCCCTTCTGACAGATACTTAGACGGTCCCAGCTGCCCATGGCCAGGGCTCTCTGATCGTCGGAGACGACCAGTTCTTTGCCGTTGTCCAGGCGAACCCGGACGCATGGCTTGACCCCAGCCGCGGTCACCATGACTCGGCCGACCGTGATCTTCTTCCCGTCCCAGGTGAAGCCGTAGATCGGTTCGTTCCGCGCCAGGAGCATCGCGATCGGAACGTCACCGCTGAGCGTGTGGACTAGCGTCTCGGCGGCGAAGCTCACACCGGCCGTTCCCGGACGATCTTGAAGGCAGTGCGGAGACGATCGTTGAAACTCTTGAAACCGCGCAGGAGCCAAGGCAAGAGAACCGTGACCCGATCGCGGACCACTTCGCGCTTCATGCCCGCCGCGAGTGCCTCCTTCACGACCATCTGAGCGAACTCGTCGGCCAGGGCACGCGTGTAGCGTCGATCCCCGCTCATCAACAGCGAAAAGTCGAACCGCTGCGAGATGTCTCGCAGCAGGTCATCCACCCGCTCTTCTGCCTCATTCGCGGGGTCTGGCGGTCCGGCGAATGGATCACGGCTGGTCGGCGGGACGAAGGCAACGACGCGCTTCATCTGCGGCTTGCGCCGCGCTATGACCTCGACCAACTGGAGCGGACGTCGTTGCAGCCGCACCGTCACTCCTTGTAGGGACGCCCATCGACTGCGATAGCGCGCCAACTCTTCGGAATCTGGTGCATGGCGCGCGCACGTTGCACGGCCTGTTTCTCCGTCGAAGCGACAACGGAGATGACTCTGGTATCACCGATCGGAATGCGAAAGGCGACGGCCCTCAGCTTCGCGCGCGCCAGGTACTGAGCGTGGGTCCGCTGTCCAAGGTCGCGCTTGGACATGGTGTCTCGCTCGCCCGGCAACAGCCGTCCGAACCAGGGGTGCTGGTTCTCCAGGGTCAGCAGTGGACGTCGGCGCAGCCGCAGCATTCCCTGAGAATAGCAGGAAGCCGCGGTCTCGCGTCACCCCCCAAGATCGGGCCTGGGTAGCCGGTAGGTATCCGACCGCTTCTTGTCGGATTGGGGCCGATTCTCGTCTTGCTGCCAGGTTGAGATTGCGTAGCCGAGCGCGACCTCCAGCGTCTCAGGGTCGAGGAACAGGCAGTCGATGGTTCCGAACCTGATCTCGATGCCGCCCTGCACTCTCATCTGTTCAGCGGGCGGCAAGCGCAGTGGACCCGATCCGGTCAGGAACCACGTACCGTTGGTCGAAGAGGCGTCTTGGATCTTCCACAACCCGGGGTTGGCCTTGGATGCCGTCAGGTAGGCGTGGACCTTCGAGACGGTCGGATGGTCGAAACGGATGTCGTTGTTCCGGGCGCGCCCGACGGTAATCGAGTCGAACGGGTTCCGTCGACTCTTGACGACCGGCACCAGCACCGACGTGGGCGTCACGTACGAGTTGAGCGCTTCCTTGCCCAGGACCACCGCCGTCGTATCGAGCACGGCATCGTCTTCCTCGGGCGGCTTCGGTGTCTGAAACATGAACGCCGAATCTTCGTGTTCGCCCGCGGCCTTGACCAGGAGTAGCGGCGCGTCGCCCCACAACTTTCGCGCGCCGAAGTCCTTGATCGCGGCAACGTCGCGCAACAACATTCCGTCCGATGGGGCCATATCCACACTCTACCCGGCGCTCCCCTACAACTGCCAAGCGCTCACTCGCCGCTCGCTCCCAGGCTTGAACACCAGATCAATCGTGAAGTTGGACGCGGCGTCCAGACTCGCAATCGCGCGCACGGGGTCTTTCAACTGCTCTTGGAGTGACGCACGGCACAGGGCCGCCCACACCCGAAACCCTTCACGACTCGGCGCGAGGTTCTTGTTGGCCTCGATGCCCGAGAGAAACTGCGCGAACTCGCCGCTCGTCAGCGTCGCTCCGACAATCTTGGATTCGAGCGGCACGGTAGTCGGCAGCAAGCCGCCGCCGACTACACATGCCTCGCAGAAGTAGTCCACGTGCTGGGATTCGAGAATGACCCTCCACATGGCGAGGTTCTACCTGGCGCGAAAGAATGCCCGCCAGTCATCGACCAGTTCGTCGCCGGTACGGCACCAATGCTTCCAACGGGAGCGAGTCGAGACGCCGTGCTGCGTGCGCTCTCCGTGTTCGTTCCGGCGTTCCCAGACGACTCCGTCGGGGCGCACCTCGATGACGATGCGTCCGAAGACACGATCGCCGACTTGGACCAGGAACGGTTGACCGGACCGCCACGAACGAATCCATCGACCGTCGACGAAGCGGGGGAGACGGTGACGCCCGTTGGGGCACGTACATGACATGACGACTCCTACTGCGCCCACTGGCGCGAAACAAAGTAGGAGTCGTCATGGAGCAGCCGACGTGGCTACTAGATGTATGCCTGGAAGGGCGAGACCTCGGCCGGCACCGAGGCGAGCCGAACCGGCTGCCGGTCGCGGACCTTGCCGAAGAGTTGGAAGCGGCGGACCATGTTCGCCACCTGGTCGAGCGGGACACCCGCCGCGGTCGTGATCGTCACCTGGCTGATGACGCCGTTGGTGTACGTGTAGGCGAGCGTGATGTTCTTCTCCCGACTCGGCAACGGAACCACCGACGAGTCGACGCGGGTCTTGATCTGATCCACGGCGTGCTGAGGGACCGACGCGCCGGAGACGTCCAGGACGATGCTGGCCATAGTGTTCCTCCCACCGTGAGCCTACACAACGTCGGCCTGAATCGTCTCGGACTTCTCGGCCTTCTCGACCACCGCCTTACCCCAGCAACACTCGCCGATCCACCCGCCCTCCGGGGCTTTGTGTGAACCAGCTGCCGGAACGACCTGTTGGCAACTACCGCAGCGTACGCGTCTCGTTCGCTTGGGCTTGGGCGGGAGCGGCGGAATCGGATGATCGCTCCGACCGCGTCTCGCCTGGTCGATCTCGTGCTGGAGCTTCTGTGCGGCCAGCACTGCCCGAAGTTGATCGGCCAGGACCCGCGCAGCGGCTACGAAGTCGAGTTCTCCGGCGGAGACGATCGTCTGCTCGAAGTGCTCGGTCAGCGTACGGGAAGTGAGGAAATAGGTTACCAGGTCCCGGCCTGTGTGCAGCCGACTATCGGGCATGCGACCACTGCGCACTCGCTCCAACACGGTCGAGATGGCGTGCTCAACCGCGTCGAGAGGAGCCGCACCATTGTTCATCGACGCGAGCAGTTCGATCGCGCACAGGCGCACAGACTCGGATCGCATCACCCGCACGTAGCTCGTGCCCCAGTCCCGAGAGAACAGAGTGCGGGCCAGCTTTTCCGACGGCTGCACCGTCGTCTTGTCGAGCGCCGTCGAGAACTCACGCACGTGACCGGCGTAGAAGTCGACCTGCTGAGTCACGAACTCGGCCACGATCTGCGCCGGGTCCTTCGTGACGAGCAGACGGCGCGCCTGCTCGGCCTTGGACTCCTCTTCGAGTTGCTTGAAGAGCGCCTTAGAGATCTTCTTGTGGCCGGTCAGACCGACCACCTCAAACTCCTGCGACCAGCGTTCCGCAGCCGGACGATTGACGTCGGTCGGTGCGAGCGTGCAGAAGAAGACCGGGTCTTCGATGTAGGAAGCCCACTTCGTCTTGATGCGATCGACGGGAAGCACCGTCTTGCAGGCGACGAGTTCCCACGTGAGCCCGTGGCGCAGCGCCCAGAACTGCCTTCTTCTCGACATCAGATCCTCTCCGCAATCATGTCGTCAGCCTGGTTCAGTAGCTCGGCCGCTTGGCGCAGACAGTCTCGTAGCTCAGTAGTGAGCCGCGGGCTGTCCGAGAGCGCCCGAGCCCGACTCGCCAGCGCGGCGAGATCGCGGGCGAGATGTCCAACCTCGGCTGTGTCGTCCGTGTCGGGGTCCTCGGTCGCGAAGCGCTCGTACATGTTCAGCGCCGCGTGATCCGCGCGTGCGTCTTGCTGGCACGCGCAGTCGGGGCGCGGAAAGTAACTGCAAAAGCCGCACGCCTGAGCCGCTGCCGCGAGTCGTTGCTCCAGAGTCATAGTCGCTCTCCTCGTCTTACCCACAGTCGCGGAGCGATCTCTTACGCCGCGCCATCAACTTCGCGGGCTTGACGTCGCGGTGGGTACAAATCTCGTTGGCACAGAAGGTTAAGAAACTTCTGTAAGTCCTCGGCCTTGACCTGTGAGTGAGCAGGAAGGACGGACGACATGAGCAAGAGCAGCGAGACCAAGCGGGTTCGGGCGGCGAGGAAGAGCATGGACGCGACGCGCGCCGCGCTCGCCGCGCTTGAGGCAGTGCTGGAGAGTCGCCTCAAGGCGGTGAGCGCCGTGTACGGCGCCAAGCTCCACCCGAAGCATCTGGACTCGGTTCGTGTCCTGCTGGAGGCCGAGCGCGCCGAGGTGACCACCCGGCTGGAGATGGCCACCGAAGAGTACACCAAGCTCCGCGACCTCTACGGCGACGCCGAGTAGCAGCCGATTCACCGACCGATCATTCATTCACCCCAACGAAAGGCAAATGACCATGACTGTTCCGCTCGATAAGGTGCTGGCCGACGCTGTGAATCCCGAGGGGATCACCCCTCTCTCCGCTGGTGCGGTGCTCTGCGCCGAGATCCGGCAGGGCCTCCGGCGCGTGCTCAAGGCGCACGATCCCGAGGGCTACGCCGCCTACAAGCGCCTCAAGTACCCCGAGGGGAAGGACGCGGGCAAGTCGACCGAGCACCGGATCGAGGCGACCAAGTTCCTGTTCGACCGGGTCCGTGACCTGCTCCTGCCCTACTACATCCCGTTCCCCGCCGTCGCGACGGACGAGGAGCCCGAGGAGGGGGAGCCCGAGCCGCACGACGCCTACGACCTCGACTACGACAACGAGTGAGGAACAGATGAAGCGCTTTCACGCTCGCGCGCCACCACGAGTGACGGGGTAGAACCACGGTGGAAAGGCCGGAGACATGATCCACCCCAGCGAGACCCCGGTGCCTCTTGGAATCTCTCCCGAACTGGTAGACGTGATCCGCACCGCGGTCGCGACTACCGCGAAGCCGGAGGGCTGGCGCGACTCCGAGTACGCCATGACGAAGGTGTCGGCCAACGAGGCGCTGCGATCGATCACCGAGGCGGAGGCTGCACACACGCAGCCCCGCCTCACGATCTTTCAGTGGGGCGTCCTCAAGGGCGAGATCGCGCGCTACTGGAAGCACAGGCGTGGACCGCCCCGGGACATGGCGTTTGCCGCCTTCACCGCGCTCGAAGCCGGATTGCGTGCGGCCCCCGAGGCGAAGGAAGCGCTGATCGAACTGGCCGCCGAAGAGGATGCCGCCCGGCGAGTGGTCGAGGCCGAGATGTCCCTCACCGTCGCCCAGGAGAACCTGGATCGAGTCCGGCGTGAGCAGGAAGAGCGCCGCCGCTCCACCTCGGAGCGTCATCGGATCTCCTGAGTGACACCCGAAGAGCGCACGCCTGAGTGGATGGCCGATGCCATCATGGTTGTGCTGCGCAAAGAACCCAATCTGACCGAGCGGTTCGGGATCCGCACGTTGGTCCTGGCTCTCCTCAAGGGCGAGGCGGACATTGAAGAGCGCCCGTGCAGGAAGACCAACGCCTGGGACCGCGACCACCTCTGCGGATTCGGTGGCGCACCTGGGAAAGTCAGAGTGACGTGCGAGCGCAGCGGCGGACTCCTCTACGACGAGATCCGAGACTGCGAGACGTGCCGGGGCACCGGCACAGAGCGCCGACTCAAGTACCGCTACCAGGCGTACGATTGAGTTCAGCGATTGAGCCGACCAGGTCGACCACTGGCCACACGATCACGAATCGCGGTGTCTCGTCTCCGTAGTCCCGCACTACAGCGTGAGCGAGGAGCAAGTTCTCGCGCTCGTTACGGGCTCTCGCCAACGCAATCGCATCGTCGATCGAAGCGAAGCGCGTCGCTTGGTCGAACTCGGTAGTCGCGATCGAGTCGGCACGACGGAGCGGACCATCGCGAAGAGTCCAGCCGGCGAGCAGACGAACGTCACACTCACTTGAGATCTGCGCGGCCGGATCGAGGCGACAGACGAAACGATGCGAGAGGGCAAGGCTCAAACGAACCTCCCCTCTCAGCACCTTGTCCCTGGGAATGTGAGGAAAGACGAGCAACAGGAACGGTCGGCTCACGACAGCGCGCGACGCACCGCCGAGATCAGCGCAACCACCGACTCCTGGCTCTGCCCGAAGGCAGTGTTGCTGCCCACTGCCGCCGTCACGATCGCCGAGATCGCCGAGAGCCGCGCAGCCGACTCAACGCCGTTCGATCCGTCCAGCACGGGGGTCGGCGCCGCGGCCGTTGCGGGTGCGAGCGCGGGACGACCGCGACGACCGCCACCGACACGGGGCTCGCGCGCGGGGCGTCTGAGCGCCGCGTTCTTGTCGTCGAGCAGCATCTCGGGCGGATCGCCAGCGATCAGATCCTTGATCCGCTGCTGGACCGACAGCATCGCGTTGGCGCGCCCACCTTGCCAGTTGTGCCAGGTGCTGTTGGTCACGCCGAGGAAGTGCGCGAGGCGCTTCTTCGGGATGCCGTACTTGGCCCGCCACGCGTCCAGGTCACCGAAGGTGACGCCGGTCCACTCCGGCTTCTTCTTGCTCTTGATGCTCAGTCGCTTCTTCTTGGCCATCGGGTCCTCGCTTCCGCGTCCTCACTGCGGGTTCTACCCTCGCGCGGATCGAGTCGATGAGCCTTTCCGCTTCTTCTTGTCGAGGGCACCGATCGTGTCGACGACAGAGACATTCAGCCAACGGGAGAGAGCGCTGAGTCGAGCGTAGAACGCTTCGTGAGTCGTCGTTGACATGGCCCCCCGAAAGGGCCTCCGTTGTTCCTGGTTGGCCGCTCGAATGAACTCGACGGCCTCGGCGACTCCGGGCATCCCATCCGCCGGTTCGCGCGAGAAGGTAAGCCTGGCCTCGTCCCCTCGGGTAGCCACGTTGATGGCTCGACTGATCGTCTTGTGAATCAGTCCAAGCTGCTTGTAGCGCATCAGCACAGCGATCCCCGGCGTAACTGTAAAGCTGACAGCGATCGGATCGGATTGGATGGCCGCCTTCCGCTTCAAGGTTCCTCCGTAATTGTCCGCTATGTAAGAACTAAGCGAGTCCAGCTGCTCAGGACCGGTGTCGCTCAAGCCACCGCTCAAGCCGGATGAGCAGCCGCCTGGCCTGTCTTACCAGGCTCTCGACCGCCTCGTCGTCCTCGGCCAAGTGGGCGCGGCCGATCTCGTGAGCGAGCCAGTCGGGCAACAGCAGCCAGTGGGACATGCAGAAGAGCCGCGGGCGCAACACCTGCGCCTCGCAGCCCTCGGCGCAGCAGTCTTCGACGACACCGCCCATCCGTATACGTTGCCCCACGGCCGTCCAATCACTCCAATGAAAACAGCGGCGGTGGTAGCTAGACTGGAGACGGTCAGCGAGGTGTGCGCCTACCGTTTTCCCCACTTTCCCCCTTTATTCGGTTGGAGCCTCTGTAGCTGATCCCGGGCGATCGTCTTTGAGCTTTGATTACCCCAACCTAGACTAACGGACGATCACTCCCTCGCTGTGTTGGCGAGGAGCCCGGTTTGGTTATCGCCGTCGCGCCTTCTTGCGCTGCTTATTGCGCTTCCCGACCTTCTTGCGCGTCTTGCGCGTCTTTCGACTCGCGGTCGCGGGAGCACCACACTCCGGCGACGTTGGGGTCCGCCGGCCGTTCGCGAGATAGTAGACCCAGCGCCCATCTTCCGCGTCGTTGCGGGCCGCGCACCATCGTCGCGCGGCGCCGCAGCACGCACAGACCTGCACGATGAACCACTCCCGATCGACCCACTCGTGCGTCATGAGTTTTCCTTCTTGTCCATGGCGCCGATGATCGAGACAGCGTCGTAGTTCAGCCACCGCCTGATCGCCCACGCGCGGCGCGAGAACCCCTGACGAGTTGCCGGACTGATCCTACGCGCTTTGTCCTCACTACAGATGCGCAGGAAGGGGAGCAAGCTCTCCGCGTCTGCCACATCGAGATACCCCGGCAGCCTTGAGAAAGTCAGGCGGCCCGAGTCGTCCAGCATGGCTCGAATGGTCTGCCTCCATTCGGTCTTGGTCACGTCCTTCATGGACAACATCAGCGTAGCCCGCATCACGTCAGACAGCGTGAAGGACACCGTAACTGGATCGCTGCTCATCGACCTCCGTCTGGCCACGACTCAGTCCTACCAGGGTATGACGACGGGGTGAATCCGACGCTGATCGAACAGAACGACGAGCCCTGGCTGCTCCTGGGGCTCGATACACGGTTCGAGACCGACGTGAAGCCCACCGGGATGTTCCTTGGCCTCTCGGGCCGCATCGTCATAGCCGACACCGGTTCGGACCTGATCGCCAGCGTAGCGAGCCTGGACAGCGACCCCGACAAGCTGCTGCGCTTTCCGGTTGTGGTCTCGACCTACCGATCCAGACAGGTCGATATGTGGGTGTGCCACATGACTCACGCCCGGCGTCAGCGGTTCGGTGGTGCGTTTGACCTCCTACGGTTCTCGGGCTACGACTGGGCTCCGGCGAGCATGGTTCGCGGTGTCGGAGCCGATGCCGCCGAAGCGACGCGCAGCTACATCCGCCAGATCGCCGGCTACAACACCGGTCAGTCGTGGCAGATCGTCCCGCTGATCGTCGCCGCGGCCGAAGGTGACGGACGTCCCGGGCCCCGCGTCCTCGAACGCGCGCTAGCGTGTTTCCTGAAGACAGGCCGCGTTACCGACATGACGCGCCGCTATTCCACGAAGTTCACGAGACCGCAGTGACCACCATCAAACTGAACTACTCGGCGCTCCAACGACTGATCGTGATCGAGCGACCGGGGACGCCAGCCACGACCATCACGCTGACGCCCGACTGGTCGGTCTACGACATCCCGCTCCTCGACGACGCCATCGAGAACGAAGCGCTCTCCTCACTCTCGGGACTCATGATGCTCACCGGCGGCGACCAGGATGTGACTATTGCCTTGGGGCTGCCCGTGTAAGAGCGAAGAACCCGCCTGTCAGGGTATGACAGGAGGGTGAGCGTGGAGCAGTTCGGGCTGTGGATCTACCGAGGTTACAAGCGCGGCGTGGTCAAGCTCGCGCTCTCGGTCAGGCACCGACACGGCTCGCATGACCTTCTGCTGTCCTCGGGCGTGCATCTCTCAGCCGTGCCGTCGAGTCGTCTCCACTCCCTGGCCAGTATCGACCGGTCGCTACCGATCGTCGAGTCAGTCGCGACGCTGAACTCGCTGCGCTTCCCGTTGCTCGTGAACTTCTGGGCATGCCGGTCCGACGTCGGTGTCGATTACGTCCGCGCTCAGGGCGGCGGGTGGTCCGTCGAGTTCGATGACGAGACCCCGCCCGAGATCGTAGTCTTCCGCAGTGGCGGTCTATCAGGCTGCTTCGACTACATCGACGGCGACTACCCCGACGAGGAGCGGGCGCGCTTGCGCGTCACCGCGGCGCTTCAGCAGCGAACACCTGCGATCGGCGTTGAAGTAGTTCCGATCTTCGTTCGTGGACCCCACGGTGGACCGGAGAACATCGCTCAGTTGCGAGCAGACCTGGCAAAGTTCCGAGCGGGAGACCTCCAGTGAGACGGTCCACTGACGTCGAAGTCCTCCTTCCTCCCGACATCACGAAGTCGGTCATGGGGCTCATTCGGTCTGGCCGATTCGAGGCGTCGTGCGATCTGCGCGGTTTCCTCGGTCGACACCGTCACACCCACACGCCCGCACGCCTACGCTTCGTGTTCGGTCCGGCAACGCCCGACGCCTTCGGTCTGTCAGACGCCACGATGGTCAAGTCGGCTCTCGACGAACTCGGGCGCCTGCCCACCGACTTCTCCTCGTTCGATCCCCGCGAAGTGCGATACCTGGCCGGCGAACTGAACAAGTGGCTCAGTCGGCCGCTCGTTGATGCGATCGGGGACTTGGCGTGAGCACCTACCTCGTTGTGCGCGTGCGGCTCTCTGCGCGGCAGCTTGAGCGGCTGCTCCTCTGCGGCGACGAGTCGCAGATTCTCCGCCGCGTCTGTGAGAAGACGACTGGCTTCCTGAACTACTACGCCCGGTGGACCAACAAACACGCTGGTGCGTTTCCTTACCCGTCATCACAGATGGCGATGGCTGACGCAGTCCTCGACAAGCCGCGAGGCCGAAAGGTGGTCGTTCAACTACAAGACGCGCCCTCTTCCGTTCAGCGTCGCAGAACGCTCGGCACAGTGCTCGGCACCACGGACGAACCGCTTCGAGTGGCGCGAATCGCGTGGCCGATCGGGACGCTCGTCGAGTCGATAGGTCGTCTGAATGGCTGAGACTGGACGCCAGCGTTACTGGCGCCAAGTGCGCCAGATCGCGAGCGAGGAGAACATCTCGATCCAGGCGGCCCGAAGGCGGTGGCGGGCCAGGGTGACCCACGCGACCAGACTACTCGTCCAGGCAGCTGGAGAGTTGGCCGGGCAGGCCGCTCGACCGGTCGTCCGAGTCGCACGTCCGGTTGTCCGGCTCGTGAGTCGCTCGGCCCCGACAACCTGTCCGTTGTGCCGAGATGACCTTGTCGCTCCGCTCCATCAGTGCGGGTGCCACGCGGCCTATCATCTGGAATGCGCTTGGGAGATCCCCAGGTGCGCTGTGCTGGGCTGCGGACGTCAGATGCCGCGCATGGAGCGCATGGAGCCGACAACACCCGCGGCACCAATCGATCAACCTACGAGCGTCGCTCGGTCAACCGCCCGATCCGCTGATACTCGCCTCGACCGGATCGTCCGCACCCTTTTCGCTCTCAGCGTCCTTTTCGCGTTGATCGGGTTGATCGCTGCCGTAATGCGATCGGTCGGCGGCGGCTGATCTCCGCTTCGAGCGCAGCGCGGATGTCCTGCAACGACTGGTCGCTCATCTCCCGGAATGCCCCAGCAGTCACCTGGAGCGGCGAAGCCGAGATTCGATGCCCGATCCCCCGCTTGCCGGCCTCGTCGAGCGTCTCGTGGAGGAACATCTGTCCCACGGGGCTGCCCAGCCACTGCATGACCGTGGCCGCGATCTCCCGATCCCGAGGCCCGACGTTCTCCTCTCGGACGGGCCACCCGTTCTCGCCGAACAGGTAGTCGAAGACCCCGAAGGTATCGCACTGCTTGGCCCATCGCTCAGCAAAGAGCCGCTCCATGGGCTCGCGATCGACCCGCTCGAAGTTCTTTCCCCGCCAACGCTTGGGCACGGGGCGCGCGGACGAGGCTCGCTTGGTGGTCATGTTCTCGTTCTACCCACGTCAGTACGTGCATCGCTTCGCGTCTACAGGAAGGCGTGAAGCGCGTCGTAGATAGTGGCAGGACTCCGAATGGTAGCGGGAGATTCTATGAGCACTGACGTTCTGGGACCCGGAGCGCTCGTCAGAACAGCCTACGGTATGACCCGTTATGGACGAATCCTCCAGATCGATCCTCGGCCTGCTAGCTCCGACGCACGATGGGAGGCAGTGGTGTTCTGGCGCGACGCGAAAGATCCGCAGTCCGTTAGCGCGTACGTGTTGTCGGCCGACGTACCCATCATAGAACGGTTAGCGCTCATGGGCTGGCTATCGGAATTGGACGCGGCATAGTAAAGAAACGACCGTCTTGAGCCGATCAGAGGGTAAGACGAAACCGGGAAACGAGGCCGCGTGACTGATCCGTGGATCCACCTTCGACCAAGTGACCTGACCGACTGGCGCATGGAGCACGGCCTGTCCCGCAGGCAGCTGTCGGTCTTCTTCCGAGTCTCCACGTCCACGATCCGTGCGTACGAACGCGGAGAAGAGACTCCGCCCGAGTGGCTCCAGGACCGCATGGTCGTCACGATCCTCTCGGGGGAGATTCCGAAGATCACTGTGCCGCGCGGTCGCCGTCGTCGCTACCGCTGGGCTCGCGCGTTCAGCAGCGACGACCTCTTCCGCTGGCGCAAGGACCAGGGTCTCACGCAGCACCAAGCGGCACAGGTTCTGGGCTGTTCGCCCGCGTCCGTGAGCGCGTGGGAGCGCAACGAGCGCGCGCCGAAGCGGCCCCTCCAGTATCAGATCCGCACGCGGATCGAGGGGTATGACAACTACGAGTTCGCTGCTATCGCCGCCATCGACCCACCGTCAGCAACTGCTGACCCTGACCTGAAGGAGGAGACCGTGACCGCAGTTCCCCAGATCACCAACACCGACGAGACCGTCCCGACTCCGAGTCGATCAAGTAGTGGGCGCCGGTGATGAGCGAGCGAATGAGGACGAATCCGTCCTCGCGCCCCCAGCGCCCCGAGGGCAAGCAGGTCGTCGCACGCTTTCACCACGGGCAGGTACCCGCGACAACGACCGCTGCCATGATGATCGCCGACCCCCAGCCTACGACGACCATCCGCGACCTCAAGCCGACCGTCGAGGCGAAGCGCGTGGTCATGTTGGAACGCACAGGCAAGCTCACGATCCGGCCCGACCAGTTGAAGGCCATGCTCGCATCGCATGGCGTGGAGACGCCGGACACCGCCGAGATGAACCTCGACAACGGCTACCTCGTCCTGACCTGGCCCCTCAACACGGAGGTGCTGGACGAGAAGGCGGAGCCGGCGCCGTGAAGGCGCCCCAGCAGTGGTACGACGCCTGGACCGATGCTGACGGCTCCGAGACGCTGCGCGACGAGTGGGAAACCTGGACCAGCCAGGCTGACCTGGTCGATCCCGCTGAGATCGACGTCAACACCCTACGTTGGTCGCCGCCCGTGTCGGTGCTCGTCAACGAAGTTCCCGAGCAGATCGTCCGCATCGTTCACGTCAGCCCGAAGCAACGACGCGGCAAGAAGCTCATCAAGGTGGTGAACTTCGCCGGCATCTCGACCGTGCTCGATACGGACGTGGTCCAGCCGGTGTCAGTGGTCGACGCGATCAGCTTCCTGGATGACGCCGCTCTGTGGTGGCAGATCATCCGTGGTGAGCGCGCCGAGCGGCAACATCTCGACGAAGTCAACCAGGACTTGGCGGTGGGCAGCCCCGTCAAGATCCTGGGGCCCCAGGGCACCGCCCAGGAGAGTCTCAGGCTCTGGGCTAGCCACCTCACCAAGCCGCCCGAGAGCCTCCTGGCGGACCTCTCAGAGCGCGAGACAGGGCTCTGGCAGCACGCGCTGACAGGCCGAGTGGTCCGACCGCCGCGGGACGTCGGAAGGCGCCTGCGCGTCCAGATCGACGGGGACGAGCCTGTATCCGTCGGGTGGTACTCGGTCAGACCGGCGTAAGTCCTTCTAATACAAACACTGTAAGTCTCGACGACTCGTCTGTGAGTAGACGGGAGGAGCACATGCGAGTCGACGTGACCTTCGACCGGGACGAGCCGACCCTGATCGAGCAGATCGGCGAGTTGTCGCTCGCCGACGGCGAGGAACCCGAGACCCGCTGGGCTCTCTCGGTCGAAGTGAAGTGCTTCGGCCGGGACACTCCCGGAACCTACTGGCAGCCGCCCGAGTCGATGGAGATCGACCCGGTTCGCGCCTTCCGCGAGACACTCGACGAGGAAGGGCGCCCCCGCGACGTCGAGTTCGACCTGAGCAAGCTCTCCAGTGCTGAGTACGATCGCATGATCGACGCTCTGTACGAGAGCGTGCGCGAGCAGCGTTACGACGACTGCTACGGGGACAACTGACCGATGGCCGACCCGACCATGGACCCCGAGCGCATCGCAGCCTGCCTGACGAAGGCTGGAATCCCGGTGCCGCCCGGTGAACTCCTCTACTGCACCGTCCAGATGCAGTACCAGAACTGGTTCGTGCGCACCTCCAAGGGCTGGCTTTGGTGGAGCGGAAAGGAATGGAAGCCTTCCGTCTACGGTCCTCTGTGAACGTGCGTCTGGTCGAAACAGAACCCGGCCGCCGCTACATCGCCGTCGATCGACCGCAATCGACATTGCTTCTGGCCCCCAACTGCACCGCTGACATCATCGTGGGCAGCGGTCGGGTCGGCTTCGAGTGCGGCTTGGTCGATCTGATCGGCGCGATCGACCAGCCGTTCCGAATGCCACTCCCGTGCATGGTCTACGCCGATGCCAGGCGCCGGGAATCGCATCGATACGTTTGTCGGATCAACCGCTGGTTCAATCGGGCCGGCGAGTTCACCATCTACTCCGATGACCGGCTCGGCAAACTGCACTTCGGAGAGAGCTTCAACGCAGTCGTCAAGTGCGCACTTCACTATGCGCGCACCGATCTGCAACCACTCGGAGTCACGTGGGAAGCAGTGCCCTTCTGGCGATCTAGTCGAAACGACGAACACTGGTGCAAGAACGCGCTTCGTGAGTCTCTCCGCAAGCGGCAGTTCGAGGTGCCGCGGTGGTGAAAGCAGCGCGACCCCGCCTGGTGCTCTACAACCACCCGGATCCCCTCGCGCCGAAGCCGGAGCGTCGGGCCGAGCAACTAGCGCTTCTCTTGGGCCAACGGACTGATCGGAGCTTCATCGACTTCTATTCCGTACTGCTGCCGAACGGTCACATCATTCAAGCGAGACAGTGGCAGTTCCTGGAGCTAGACGTAGTATCCCGAGTGGGAGCGCTTAACGATTACGACGCGCGCCCCGTGTTTCCTCTGTTCGGCTACTTGTACTGGGACTCTGGTCGCCAGGTGTGCCGGGTGCGTTACTGTCCGGCTTGGGACTACAGCTACCTGTGCGATCTGCCGTTCTCGCGCTTGCCGTCAGCCTTGGCCAGACCGGCCTACGCTGTAGCGCGAGGCAACCGCTCCGCTGAAAAAGTCTGGGTCGAACGCGTCAAAAAGCACTACCGTTCTTCCGACTTCCAGGTCGTACCGATTGTCGTCGGACGCAACAGCGTCGAAGAGTTCCGAACTCAGACTGAGCGTCTCGGGCTGCCGCTCCGAACCATAAGAGTTCCGAACTCAGACTGAGCAAGATCATGGACGAGATCGTCATCAGCGAAGACGAGATCGAGCGCACGGCCAAACGCCTTGTCCGTGCCGGGGACCAGGAGGTGATACGCGCCTTCTCACGGGCGAATGCCGACCTGACCGCCGCGATACGAGCTACCACCGATCAGTGGCAGAAACTGGGCAAACTACTGGAGCAGCAACTTCCGAAGCTCTAGGATCGAACAGGATCAAGCAGCCATGACCAGAAAGACCATCAAGCAGGTGACCATCTACTTCGACGGGATTGCGATCACAGTACCCGCTCGAACTTGGTCCGAGGCCGAAACACTGGAGGTACTAGGTGCGCCGATGTCGGCGCGCGTCGCGTTGGAGCACGCCAAGAATCACCCGCTCGACTTCTCCCGCGGCTGGGGCTTCGCCGAGGGCCAGCGATACGTGCCGGTCGACGAACAGCGCGTCGGGCTCACCGACGAGAGTGATGGCAACGACTGGGCCCAGGATCCCGACTGGTGGAAGAAGGGCAAGTCACGCGACTAGCAACTCGGCGAGCCGCTGTCGTTGCCAGGCGCGTTCCTCCGAGGAATGAGCGCAGAGTCGGTAGCACGCAGTAACCATCTCGGCGCACATGGGCCGCAATCTGCGCGCGTGTTGTTGTAGTTGGCTCAGACGCCACTGTTCGTCGAGTTGACTGCGACTGTCCGCAAGCCAACGCGCCAATGCCTGTGCTCGCTCCAAGTGTTCGTACCGACCTACCGGACGCGCAGCCGCGCTCTTGGCGGCGTGCTCAAGGCACTCTGATGACCACCTGTACAGAAGATCATCAGAGAGATGTTCACCGAGCGCCTTGACGGCCGGCAACAGATCCTGGGGAAGGACCATGGCCCCAGTTCCGCTGCACTTGAAGCAGCTTAGGCTGCGCTCCTCGTCGCTCTCGTCTCGGGGCGAACGAGACCGGCAAGAGGCGCACGGCACCGAGATCGACTCGTTGCACATCGCAAGCGCTTCGCGCCCGTAGGGTAGCCCGAAGTGCAACGCCAGTTGGACGTTGAATGGGTCCAGCTGCCCGCTACGCAGACGCGCGACCAGCACCGTTGCCGGGTCGTCGTCGCCCAATCGGCGCTGGCGCTCAAGCCGTCGGAGTCGTTCGTCCATCCAAACACTCAGGATGGCGACCAACTAACGGTCGCACCACATTTCTCCACTCGCTCAGTTGCTGTCGGTTCTTGGGTCGGAACACGTGAGCCCGCGAGATCGTCTCGCCGATCATGACCACTGGTTTGAACTCGACGAACCCAAGTTTGTGGACACGACCGATCCGCTCCCAGCGCTTGGTGAATGTCTCCCATGCGTTGCGGATGGCAGTTATCGGATCGAGATCGTTGACGAGCACCGAGAACAGTAGCTCACTCCGACGTCTGCCCATCGCCGCCGTCCAGATGCCGACGCGTGTGGTCTTGATCCGATCTCTCGTGCAGACCGGACTCACCATTACCGGCAACATCAGTTCGAGACGCTCCATCGAGCCGACCATCGCTACCAGATCTGGCTTGAGCAGATTTTTGGCGGTGACGTACTTGACAGCCCTGCTGGTGAGCACCACGAAAACGGAGCGCGCCGGATTGATTCCCACCACCAGTCCGTATCGATCCGGGATCCGGGGTTTACCGTCGTCCTGCGGCTCGTGGTGAACGAGTACGATGTCGCCCAGCGCCGGGCTCTCTTGCGTCACTGGCTCGGAGTTTCCGGCGACTCGGGGGGCTCCGGCGACTCCACCTGGAGAACACCGACACTCATCATGAGCGCGATGACAAACTCCTCGACCGTGTCCTGCACCTTGGGCGGCCCGATTACCGCAGGCTTGGACCGACCCATGGTTCGAGGATCGGCGTAGACGAGAAGCACGATGGCCCGCTCTCGGACCAGTTCCAGCACGTGTTTCCCGTTCCGAGTAGAAAACGCGCCCGGCCACACTTCGCGCGCGAGCACCGCCGGAATGTCGTACCTCTTCTCGATCTCAGCCATCATGTGGCGCTGTAGCTCGGTCGAGAGCGCCACGTCGAAGATGATTCCAACTCGGTCGGGCCTGTGTTCCCGCTGGCCGGCCCCACGTACCCACAAGCAATGATAGTCGCGGCAAGCCTGCGGCCTGGTCTGATAGATCTTGCAGCCAGGCACCGCCCGCGAGTTACGCCTGGGCGAGCAGTGCTGACAAAGCGTCCACTCCGGCTTATTGAGTTGGGTGATACCGACGACCGTGCAGCAGGCCGTGCAATCGCCGCACGATCTTGTCTTCATGACGGGTAGCGCGCGGCTCACTCCGCCTCCCGCTGGCGCCGCGGCCGGTACAGCTTCCAGTGCGCGTCGACCACCACACGTTGATCCGAGATCATCTCTTGTAGGTGGTTGGCGACCTCGAAGGACTCGCTAGTCATCCACCTTTCGGGCCAGCGCCATCCGGCTTGTACCGCCTCCACCATCCACGGAAGCACCAGCGTTGGATCTTTCGCCTGAATCACGCGCAGGACGACCATGCTAGCGCTGACCGACTCGTGCTCAGGCACTGCCGCAAGAATGTCTTCCTGAGTAAACGTCATCATCGGCCGCCCATCTTGGCACGCATCATCTCGCGCAGCGCCTCGTCGCCGGCTCCGAGCTTCATCGCCAGCTTGGCCGACATGCTAGTGAAGTCGTCGCTCGACACCGCAATGAGCAGCACCATGCTCACCAGCCGCAGATGCCGAGCAAGCGCGATCTGACCCTTGGCAAGCGCGCGCATGCTCTTGATGTACGGCTGAACCGTCTGGAGAGCAACTGCGACGTCCTCCATCACCGCCCGGAACTCCTCCAGGGCCCCAGCCGGCACATCGTCGTTCTGTCGCTCCTGTCGGATGAACTCCCCCAGCTTGAGGCGGATTGTCTCGACGTCGGGCGGCGTGGGAAACCGCGTGGGATCCAGCACCTCGACTATCTCCGGCAGTCCCTTGAGCATCGTGTCGCACGACTGAATGGCCTTGAGCAAGCCCTCCAACATCGCCGGCCGGCCGGTGTTGATCGCCGAGAGTGCAGCGTCACGCAGCGTCGCGCGCATGCGCTCGGAGTCACTCGTGTCCCCCAGCCGGTCATCTGCGTCGGACATGCTTGCCATGCTCGCCCCCGTCAAGAACGTTCTACCCGCCCAACCGGACGGCTTATCCACCCGAGGGCTGGAAGTGCTTCGTCGAGACAGGTAGGGTGCGGAAGACGATGGGAGCGCTCCGATTGTCCATTCAAAGCCCCATCCGTAGAATCGATCAGGATCAGGAGCGCGCCCGTGGAAGCGAGTCTAGTCCAGCGGGTTCTGGAAAGCCTGCTCGCCACCGGCCCCGTAGCGGTGGTCTTGGGCGTCGCCTGCTACATCCTGTGGAAGAACAACGCTGCGCTGCAAGAACGCCTGACGAAGCAACAGGAAAACTACGAACAGCAGCGAGAGCACCAGCAGCAGCGGTCCGATCGCCAACAGGAGAAGATGCTCCGGCTCGCGATTCGCGTTCAGCAAGCCGTCGAGGCCCTAGCCGGCCTCGATGGACCCACTGTACTGGACGAGGATGAGAACGAAGACGATCTCCCCTCGGTACCAGTCAAGAAGAAGTAGGGGGCGTGCGTGAACGCCGCGTCTCGGCCGAGGAAAGTCACCGAGAAGGTCACCGAGTCTGACATCGACGCGGTCATCGAGAAGATCGATCAGGCGCTCCCACGAGTTCATGCTCTGGCGAATCGTCAGGTCGATACGCCGCCCACTGGCGGATTCAGCGCCGACAAGATCGAACAGACGAAGCGCGCCTTCCAGGAGATGAGCGACGACACGTTGCTCACTCGTTCCGGCGAAGATGTGCGCGTCGCGACCCGCAAGGCGTCGAGACCACCAGTACCTCAGCCTCAGCCCCAGCCCCAGCCCAAGCTCCAGCCCCAGCGCCGACGTTCAGGGTAGCGCGTCCGCCAGTGCGGCGAGCACGTCCCCGTGGCACGGTTCAGTGCCGCGGCGCTTGCACCAGCACCCCAGCGTCTTGCCCTTGAGAGTTGGCAGGAGCGCCATCAACTCCGGCTGGTTCACCACCCAAGCTCGGTAGGCCGCGACGGCTTCCTCGACCGTCGCCACCTTGAACTTGGCCAGTGTTCCGTCCTTGTGAGTGTATGGGTTGCCCCAAGGTGACGGCTTGTCTGTCTTGGGACACCGCCCGCGTCCGATATAGACATCGAACATGAACTACTCTCGTTGGCATAGTCGTCTCCCATCTTCCCTACTCATCGTCGATCGTCTCTTCGCCGTCGGACGTGTCGTCGAGCGGATCAAAGTGACCAAGCCAGTGGCGGTCGGGCTTCTGGCACTCGCAGAACATGGTATGCGACGGCTTGTAGTAAGCGCCGTTGTTGAGCCTGTCCTGCGTCTTCTCCGCGTAGGGGCGTCGATCGACCACGTAGCCCTTGCCCTGGCACTTCTGACAGCCCATGGCCTGCGCCCGCATGCGCAGCGTCGAGACCATGTTGCGTGCGCCGTCGTCGAGGAGGCGCAGGAACAATTCCATGTCCTTGTTGGCGATGGCAAGGTTCGTCTGCGCGACCCGCAACGCTCCGAACAGGCGCTCAAACGAGCGCTCCTCCATCGCGACGCGCGGCACCGGTCGATAGTGAAACGCCTCGTGGCGCTTCCGGTCTTCGACGCGAACGCGGACTTGGCAATCACCGTCCCCGTCGACGCCGAAGGTCTGTTCGGCAAGCGACGCGACGAGGTAGGCGAACTGCGAGATCGACTCCGCACTCGCGTTCCACCGATCCACACCGGTCGTAGCCGTGAACCGCTGACTCTCGGGACGAATGCCGACCATCACGCGCTTGAACTGTTCCGCGAGCGCGAGAATGTCGGCTTTCGTAGTCCGTTTGGTAGTCGCATCGTCGGTCACGTCGGTCACTCGGATTCCTCCTCCTCCAAGGCCCCGATCTGGGTTACCAGGTCGGTCGGCCAGTAGGTGTTGCTGATGGATACCGCACCCGTGACGTGGCGCACGCGACCGGGAACAGTGCCAGTGGGATCTTGGTGAAGGAAGCCACGCGCAGTGAGACTGTCGAGCACCGGACGCAAGAACTTGACTCGCGCGTAGAACTCGCGTTTCCTCTCTTCGTCCGAGAGCGCCGAGCGGCTCAGGATGAAGACCCACTCTTTGCCGTGCGAGATTCCTTGCGGGTAATCGGCCCAGACGCGCTCAGCGATCTCGTGGCTCAGCAGATCCGTCTGATGCGCGCCGCCGTTGTCGTACGCAGCCGAGATCTCGCGCACTAGGCGCAGGACTACTCGCTCAAGCTGGGTGAGTCGCTCACTTGCCACGGTGCCGTGCCTTGACGACCACGAAGCCGGGAGTGCCGGAGAGCTTCTGCAAGAGCGCCTTGACCTCGGCCTCGCGCTCCTCGGGAGACAGCGCCGCGGTCCGCTGTTCTTCGGCGAAGCTCTCCGTCTGTGCGTTCACGATCCTGCTCATGATCTCGTCCGGCACGATCGGAAGACGGGCACCGTAGCTATGCACACACACGCTCACGATCGTGCGGCTCGCCTGGTCGGCGATACGTTCCTCTAGCGTGAGCTTCCTCCGAGCCTCGTCGTCTGCTCGTGCCTTACCGCTCATGAGATCACGAAACGAGTGGGCTCGAACCTGCGTCCCCCACGCGAACTCCCACTTGAGCATGCGCGGGTCAGCGAGTCGGTGTTTGCTTCGACTGCGGCGCAGAGTCTCGATGGCTTGTTCGGCCTCGGTCGGGCAGAACTCCATCGCACGTTCGTACGTGATCTCGATGCTGCTCACGCCGCGTCCAGCGAGCCGATCAGCGAGATGATGTCGACCTCCAGGGTGTAGCCCTTGCGCTGCTTCTCGATGGCCATCTTCCGAGCGGCCTGCTGCGCGTGCTGGGGGCTCGCGAAGTCCTCGCGCATGGTCTGCCCCCGCGTGCCGATCTTGCCCCAGCGGCGCACGAAGGTGCTGCCCCACACCTCGGCCTGCCAGAACTTCATGGACTCGCCGGACTGGTTCTGCGCGTTGGCACCCACGAACTCCAGTCGCATCTTGAAGTCGGGTTCGCGCTTGGTGGGGATCATGCCTTCCTCGCCTTCTTCTTGCCCTTCGGGGGGCTCTTGGTGGTCGTCTTCTCGGGAGCCACGGGGGGCTTGTACGGCTCGACGTACTCGGGCGTCGAAGGGTCGACCCAACGCGACATCGCGACGCTGTAGGTCCCATCGTCGTGAGAGCCACCTCGACGGTGTGAGTTGAACCGTTCATGGCCGATGTCGTAGTCCCGCATGCACCAGCCGTCGATCTCGTACTCGGCGCGCTTCGATCGCACGACCTCCAGACACTCTTCGCCCCACGCGCTCCCCACAGGCACGTGAACCGTTCGTGTCTCGTGGCGCAGACCGATCAGCGCCATCGCCTCGGGGCTGGGAACTTCAGCGTCCACGTCCGTCTGGTACTGAGCGCCCAGCGCGCGCCCGAAGACGTCGGGCGGAAGCGCGAGCGACGCGATCACCACCCGTGACAGTTGATCCGTGATCTCGATCCTCCAGTAGCCGTTGACCGTGCTGCTGGACGCGAGCGCCATCTGGAGATTGACCTTGAGTTTCCTGGCCTTGGCCATCGTCGTCACACCTTCGCGCCCACCGGCGCGTGTTCGTTGTTGTTGTTGTCGTCCAGCTTTCCGATCCGCTCGACGATCGACGCGCCCCGGTAAAGCAGGCCGTTTTCCTTGAGCACCTGTTCGACGTAGGCCAGCCGAAACTCAGGAAACGGACCGATCTTGATCGGCCGGCTGGAAATCGCGTCGATCGCTTCCTTCGCCTCTTTCAGGTTGAGACCGAGCAGTTCCCGGATCGCCTTGATCGGAGGGATCGGCGAACCCGGACCGCGACCGTAGATCGTGAGCACCACCATGCCGTAGGTCGTCTCGTCGAACCTGGTCATGCCATTGAGCATGGCGACCAGCCCCGCGGCCTCTCGTTGGGTCACCTGCCACGTCCCGGCACCCCGGATCGCGACTTCGACCTTGCGCTCGTCCATCTGGATCGGCTCGATCGGCTCGGTCATGTCCCTGTCCTACCCCTCCCGCTCCCGGAACAACTCAGCGCCCTGGACCATGAACTTGACCAGATCGTCCTTGATCGACATGGCCGTCTCCTCGCCGAGGATCTCGGCCATGCGCACCTTGAAGTCGAGCGCCCGCTTACGGACCGTTTCCTTGGACGAGATGCCCTGGCCGATCCGGTCGTAGTCACGAAACGTGTCGTCGAGCCGCTCGATCTCGTACCGACACTCGTCGATCGTCATGTCCTCCACGCGCTTCATCGGCTTCGCTCCTCCTGGAGTTCTCACAGTTCGAGCGAGCGGTCTTACACTAGCCTCTCAAGTAATTGTCCTAGAAACACTTATCTCGACTCTGCGGTCGGGGTAGAACTGCTCCATGACTACCGCGAAGCGCGACTACCGAGAAGGCGATTGGGTCCGGTTCAGCGTTCCGAATTCGGAGGCGGTGGGCCAGATCTCGTCGGTGCAGACGCCGAATCTCGATTCGTGGGAGCGTGACCCACTCTCACGCTCGCGTGACCGGCGCACTCACTACGTGGTCCGACAACCGAACGGCGAATGCACGCGGATCCCGGACCACATGGTGATCGGCGTTGCCGACGTCGTGGCCGCAGTAGCGGCGCTCGCCATTCGGCCCCTCTCACTTCGCTTCCGGTTCCGGGTGCTCGGAGATCACGTTCACGCGACGTTGTTCGTGGGCAAACCGCACTTCACGCTCGCGAACTCCGGCAAGCTGGTCTTCCGCACCGACGAGTGGGGCAGTTTCGTCGCGGCCATGCAGTTGGTGGGACAGATCTCCCAGCAGGTCGACGTCGACTTCGTTTCCGAAGAAGTCGAGGTAGAGACATGAACCAGCACCTGGAGACTGCGATCGAGACGCTCTCGCGAGACCCGCGACTCACGCTGGCCATCGTCAATGAGCGGAAGACCGTGTGCTACTTCAACGGCAGCATCGAACGTCGTACGGCCCTGGTCTACGTGGGCGGGCGTAGCGTCGTCAACCCTGGAGAGTCCATCGGCGCGTGGCGTTTGAAGACCGGCGGACGTGGCTCTCCGACGTGGCTGCGCCACTACGACAACAACACAACGATCATCATTCCCCGCACGGTCTCGTGTGCGTTGTCGCTGCTTTGCAACCGACCGGTCGCCCTGGTGCTGCTCGACACGAACACCCGACACGACCGCCCCCACTACTGGATCCGTCGCGAGACCATCGAGCAGCTGGCGGAGGCCGGTGACCGCCATGGGCCGGCCTACTGGACCAGAGGACTGTGTCGCGGGCTCGTCGGGAAGATCAAGCCGCAGGAGCGAGGAGTGCTCATGCCGGTGCGCCGGCTGCCCGAGCCGGCCAAGATGGTCTCCGAGTTCGATGCGATCATCGACGGGCACGCTGGCGCCCCCCGCTACTGCCACGCGATCCCGCGCCACGTGGCGCTCAAGAGCGCGTGGCTGCAAGAGGAGCCGGCCTTCGGCCTGGAGACCGACGATAAGTCCTAGATCTCGTCGAGCGCGGCAACAGCATCGACGATGTCGTCAATCGGCCAGACCTTCCGACCGTGAACACGATCCTCGTCAATCGACCAGACTGCTACCTTGGAGCAGTCTAGGCCGCGCTTGGCAGCAAGTCGTACCGCACGTTTCTGCGCCGCTAGCGGGGTCTCGAACACGTGCGCCTTCAAGATCGACGACGTGAACGTCCAGTGCCATCGGGAGTGTGCGCCGCGCGCTTTGTTGCCGCGGTGGGGCGCTCTGGCCAAGTAGTCGGCCGTGCTGTACCAGTCGCGCTCCTTGAGCAGCGCTGCGACGTATCTCACCGTCGCTTGGCGGACCTGTCGGGCTCGACCTTGGCCGGCGGCGGACACAGAGCGCGTAGCCCCCTGGCCTCGGCCTCCAACAGGTCGGCGACCTGCTCAATCGGCGGCGGGTTCCGCCAAGCGCGGTGACGTTCGACCAGGGCTTTCAACTGCACGCGAAACGTGACCAGGCTCGGGTGCGTGTCTTGGCTCATCGGAGGGCTTCCTCGCTCATGCGTCTTACCTCGCCGAGCGCGTCGAACAAACCGTCCGATCCGTCGGCTTCGTAGCGGAAGCGTGCATTCTCCGCGATCTCCTTGATCCGCTCCAGCACCTGGATCAGGTGTTCAGGTCGGCCACTTGATCTACGATGTTCGTCATTGGCGTCCACTCACCGTCACCCTTCGGCCGAACCATCGGCACATGATCGCGTCTGATCCGCACGATGCCCAGTCCGTGGCACCAGGTGCATTTCGTGTCTGTGGCCAGCAGGTCGTTGACGCGGCGGTGCCGGGGGTTGAAGCACTCAACGATGAGATACCCGGACGAGTCGACGGACGAGTCCTCGGGCTTCTTGGTCACGTTTCCGTTCTACCCTCCGCAAGGCAGCTGGAATCTTTCTCAACGCCGTCCGTTCCGGCTTCCGAGGAGTCGGAGAAGGAATGAAACGTGAAGAACACCCTCAGCATCGCCGTCGTCGCCCTGGCCGGGATCGCCGCTCTCGGCTGTAACAACAAGAGCCGCAACAAGGCGACTTTCCCGTCAACACAACTCGCCGTGGTCACTGACACCTTGCCCGTGGCAACCAACGGCGTCGGATACTCGGCCCAACTGACCGCCACCGGCGTCGTGTCGTCCACCTCCTGGTCCCTGGCGTCCGGTTCGCTGCCCCCTGGTCTCGCCATCAACTCGGACGGCTCGATCACCGGCATCCCGATGGTCAACCCCGGCGCGCAATTTCCCCTGCGGGTGCGTGTGACCGAGGGCGGGAACTTCGCCGAGAAGGATCTGATTCTCTACGCAGCGAAGATGATCTCGATCACGACGTCGACACTGCCCGCCGGAACCGTGGGCCAGTCCTATCAGGGCACGCTCGCCGCGGTTGGAGGGACCCAGCCCCACACCTGGTCGGTGACGACCGGCGCTCTGCCGCCCGGGCTCAGCGTGGCCACCAACGGAATCATCACCGGCACGCCCACGCAGGCCGGACTCTCCCAGTTCACGGTGCAGGTCGTGGACACGATCAGTCCGGCCGGCCAGGTAACCGCGACCAGGCAGATCAGTCTGACGATTCAGTAGGGGCGGCGCGCGGCTGGGTCTCCCCGATCTCGTCCTGCGCCGCGTTCAGCATCTTCTGAACCCTGGCGAGCGTCTGGCGCAGGACGAGATTCTCCTGGTGGGCTACCGCCAGGGCTTCGCGCAACTGGTCACCTTCGGAGAGACGGCCGACCTTCTCGACGATGTTCAGGTCGGTCGCCTCTTTCCGTCTACCGCGCAACTCGTACCCGAGCCGCTTGAGGACAATTCGCAGTACATCACGTTCGTCTGAGGAACAAGAGTAGCGGCCCTGGTTGCTGGTCACCCCCAACACGGAAGCTCTATTGCCGCCAGCCATCAGGAGCGACACCGTGTCTGCGTGCGCAACCTGGATCACAGACGCGCTCCAGCCGATGTCGTTCCCGAACATCCGTTCTTTCGACGTGCCAGGCGGCCCGAAGCGGTTGATTGCCATCGCGACACGTTCGCCGAACTTGGCGTCCCGTTCGATCTCACCGAGCATGTCGTTCAACACCAAGATCACTGAGTAGTAGCCCATGAGATCGTCCTACCCCGGTCAGGGACCAGTGGCGTAGACTCGGCTAGATGAGCGACCTTCCGCCGTACGCGCTCTTGATCGAGTGGGTGCCCGTCGACCTCGCGGCGGACGTTTGGGGCCTTCACTGCCCCATCTGCAAAGTAACGCAGCCCCAGATCCCGCTCCCCGAGAAGCAGGCGGACAAGGACACCGCGGTCGCGCAGTTCGCGCGCGACCACTCGACCTGCCTTGCAATCACTCCTGCTTAGGCGGCTGCGGAACCGAGACCACGGCCACGTCGTTCGGCGAAACTGCGATCTCTTGACGCGCGCCGTCGACAGTCACCAGAACGAGGAGCCTGTCACCCACAACTGCTTTGACTCGGGCCAGTTGGTCCTTGAACGGAGCAACCGTCCTGCCGCCGAGCCTGACCTCTGTCCCAGGTGTGATCTCCATCCGGCCCTTTTAACCAATCCGCAGGACGTGTGCGCGTAAGAATCCCGGCTTGGGCGGTGAGGTAGAACAACCGAGAGGACTACCACCATGGAGAAGGATCTCAGGCCGGGCGCGAAGGTCTTCTGGATTCCGAAGAGCGAGGCAGCGCAGCAACTGCTCCAACAGGGGGCTGGTGGCCTCAGCATCCAGATTCAGGGCTCGGTCGGAACCCGGGACAGCCTACCGGAAGACGTGAAGAAGCTGCTCGCCGAGGGCAAGGGCGTCCGTCGTCAGGGAGTCGTCGACAAACTGATCGACGAGAACACCGTGCGCCTGATTCTGTGCGACACCTACGACCACGTGTGGGCGCACCCGAGCGAGGTGGAGCCGATCGACATGGTCACGCTGATTGCCGACATGGAGAACTCCAAGTCGATCGAGCAGCAGATGGCCGAGATGGACGACTAGCGAGTGCATCCGTCGGAACCATACGACGTCTACTGGTTCTTCCGCCCGGACCTGCAACTCAGCGTCGTAGGGATCGTAATCGCTTCGCAACCTCATCGGGTCTACACCGGACTCCAACGCGAGCCCTTCGATCTTTTCCATCGCTCATTCTTGCTCGCGCCTTTCGACATCGTGGAGCGCGTGGGCCTTCTCAATAGGCACTGCTCGTTCTGCATAACTGGCGGTCGTCTGCGCGCCAGAGCGACGAAGGGCCACGACGAATACGGCAACCCACTGACAACCGAGTGGGACGGGTGGGAATGGTCCGACGGGTCTGCTCGGCCGAGACCCGAATTGCCGATGTGCTGGTGCATGTTCTGGCAGATCGTCGGCGGCACGGCGTGCGCAAACGACTGCGTAGTGAAGTTCATCAGTAAGACGAGCAGCACAAACGCGACCGACTTCCAATTCACCGAGCAGTCGGGAAGCCGTATCGCCAAAGGTCGTCCCCGTTCTCGCCAACGTCCACTCTCTCGGGACGAGGCGGCGGCCCGGCGCCAGCGAAGTCAGATGCTGAGTCGTCGTCCGCCTCGGGCCCGGTAGCCACCACAGGCTTCGTAGTCGTAGCCTCGGGCTCGGGCTCGGGCTTCGAGTCGTCCGATTCGTCCGATTCGTCCGAGGCGCTCGGCGTCAACTTCGCGTTGTCGGGCAACTTCGCGTTGCAGATGATCGCCAGAGTCTCTTCGGGTTTCATCGCGAGCACCTTCAAGAGCGCCGCGGCGACCGGGGGGATCTTCTGGCCATTTTCCCAACGTATTAGTGTGGCACGATTTATGGAAAGTCGATCGGCCAGCTGCCTCTGGGTGAGCCCGGTACTTAGGCGAGCCCGCAGCGCCAGGTTCACTCGATCGAGCCGATCTGATCGATGATCGGAAAGTCGGGCGTGCGCGCGACGATCGGCTTCGCTCCGGGCGACTTGGGCACCAAGACGAAGTAGGACTCCTCGAACTCGTCCTCGCCCACGATCGCGTGATCGTGGATCTCCAGCAGCAGCCCGCGGCTGTCTGGATGCAGATAGAGACGACGCTCCCAGTAATCCTCGCCCGCGCTCCAGTTGATGCCCTCGATGCTGCTTTGGATCTCGGCGTGATTGAGACCATCCCCGAGGCGCTGCCGCCGGTAACGCGTCTCGCGCAGGTCGAGGAGCCGGAGCAGTTCGCGAATGTCGAGCGCTTGCGACTGATCGCCTGGCATGCGCAAGTTCTACCCGTTTACCGAGACGGAACGGAGCGGGGTATCACAGGGTTACGCCCATGAACACGACCATCGTCGAATCGACCTGTCCCAAGACCTCCGGCAACCAGAAGAAGTACCCCTTCGTGCGCTTCAGGGAGAGCCGCACAGTTGACGACTCGGCCTTCTTCGTGTTCACAGACGGTTCGAGCCTCGGCGCTTACGCTGCTGTGATCGCGCGGGGCGCCGAGATCGTAACCGTGGGCGGATTCTCACCGCCGACGCACACACGGAACGTGGGCGCCGAACTCCGGGGCGCCAAGCTGGGACTGGAGCACGTTCCCGATGGCGCACGAGTGGTGCTCGTCTTCGATTATCTCGGCGTGGGCGCCTGGATGACCGGCAACTGGCAAGCCCGCGACGTCGAGGTACAGGAGATCACCGGTCAGATCAGATCGATCATCAAGACCAAGTGCCTCGATGTTGTGTTCGTCCACCACCGCGGTCACCAGAAGCCGCGAGACGAACTCGACCTCTTCACGCGCTACAACGCGGCAGCCGACGCGCATTGCTCGAAACTAGCGAAGGCCGCCAAGGGGCAGACCGATGGCCGGTGAGTCCAACCACCGTTCGCTGACGGCAGACGAAGTGTTCGACAAGTTGACCCAGGAGGCACAAGCGTCGGTGCCCCAGTACCACGGTTCGGTGCAGGACAAGCTCGACGCGCTGGAACGGTTCGGCAACGCGACGCTCAAGCTGGTAGCTTCCATGCGCGGCGGGGACCACGACGCCAAGATCGCGCGGTCGGCTAGCGAAGCGGCCGAGGCGGCCGATGGAGCAGCGGAGGCCATCTTGGCGCTGATCGACGCGATCAACGCAGCCAAGATCCAGCGAAAGCACCCGGGCACCGCCGGGGTGCCGGCGCTCGAAGCGCTGTACGATCAGGCGCAGACCCTCAGCAACAACCTGGCGAAGTACTCCCTCTACTTCGAGAAGCTGGTCCCCGGATTCGTCGAGCGAGTTGCCGATCTGGACAAGACACAGAGCGAGGAGGAGAGCAATGACCTCCCCTTCTGAGACCCCCGAGGAAAGGCACGTCGCCGCTCTCGTAGAGGTGCTCCGCCTCAAGCCTGGCGACATCGTGCTGGTGAAGATTCCCCTGGGCAGCCTCCCGCCGAAAGATCGCAACCACTACACGGATCAGTTCAAGCAGGTGCTGCGCACGTTGCTCGACCTGGGCGGCCACGACAAGGTTCAGATCGCGATCGTCGACAAGGGTATCGACTTCTCAGTGATCGAAGCAGCTGCCGAGCTTTGTCCGCCGGGTCCGCCGTCTAGTTCGTCTTGATGTATCCGAGCCAGCACTTGTTGGTGACGTGCTGCATGAAGCGGACGCCGCGGTGATCGGTCCGCGGATCTCGACACCACAGACCCCAGAGCAGCTTCGCCTGGTTGGGCGTGACGTCCGTCACAGTTGGCACCCAGTGGTGCCAGAAGGTCGCGAGTAGGGCGACGTGCTCGCGCTTGACCAGATGATCCCAGCCCGGCTGAATCTCCGTCTGCCCCGACGTCGGTGACTGCGCCGGGTTCGATGCCGGTGGCCCGACGGTCACATGAATGCCGTCCGGCTTCATCTGGATCGACACGTGGCTCGGCGTCGCAATAGAGAGGGTGAGCTTCACATCGTCACCGTTTCGGGGGAGCATTTTACCGCTCCGCTACAGATCCCCGCCATGCCAGTCTGGAAAGCCAAGCTGTGCGTCGCGGGCCCACGCTCGCCACGTATCGATGTGAGTTGTGCAGCGCGAGCGCTGCCCGTAGTTGGTATCCCGTCGATAGGAAACACCGAGACCGATGGAAAGCGGGTGGTCGTCCTCGTCGAGAACCACCAACGCGAGCACGCGCACGACTTCGTCTCGGTGGTGCAGGACGTCGCCTGGCGCCGGATCGACCCGGGGGTTGCGATCGTTGACTAGCGCGTTCACGCGCGAGGCAGGACGACCTCTGGTCCCTGACCTTGGTACTTGCCGGCACGATCGGCGTAGGACACGCTGCACGACTCGCCCCGGAAGAACAGGCACTGGGCGATGCCCTCATCCGCGTAGACCTTGACCGGCACCGGCGTCGTGTTGGAGATCTCGATGGTGACGTGACCCTCCCAGCCCGGTTCGAGCGGCGTCACATTCACCACGATGCCCACGCGTGCATACGTGGACTTTCCCAAAACCAGTGCCATCACGTCGCGAGGCATCTTGAAGCGCTCGACCGAGTAGGCGAGCGCGAAGCTGTTGGGCGGAATGACGCACGCGTGCGTCTTCTTGCGAATGAACGCCGCCGGGTCGAGGTTCTTCGGATCGACCAACTGGCAGTCGGCGTTCGAGAAGATCAGGAACTGATCCGCCACGCGGATGTCGTAGCCGAAGGACGAGAGCCCGTACGAGATGACCTTCGACGAGTCGTGTACTCGCACGAGCGCCGGCTCGAAGGGCGAGATCATCTGATACTCGTTCGCCAGACGAGCGATCTCGATATCGTTCAGAATGCCGTTGTGGTTGACCGTCACTTGTGAAACTGCTCCCATTCTTCGTCGTCGTAGGCACGGCCGCTCGGATGGTGCGGGATCCCACGAGCAGAATCGCCGCATGAGCAGTCGCCGACGAACTTCCCGCAGCCTTCGCAGACCGCGCTCCGGCGAGAACCGTAGCGCGGCTCGTAGTACATGATGCCGCCCTCTTCGGCCATCGACATCCTAGACTTGGGCGCGGGCTCGTCCGGCTTGTTCGCGTCCTTGGCCTCGGCAATCGAAGTGACGCCGCGGCCCCAGAGTGCGCCCTGGATGAATCCGAGCCAGCGCATCACCTTCTCGCGCCGGCCTTCCTTCAGCATGCGCTCGGCCTCGTCACACATGAACACGAGGTGCTTGGCAACGTCCGGTGGGTCGAGCGCGTTGATCTTCTGAGTCATGTCCTCCGGCGAGAGGCGCACAGGCGGCCAGGTGCCCTTGGGCCCTTGGACCTGGGCGCGCATCTTGTGCAGCGCCTCGACGATCTTCTGGTCGCTCATCGGCATGTGTTCAGTACCTCGCGCAGCAGCCACTCGTAGTAGTCCTGGTAGAGCGCGTTCTCCAGGATGTCCTCAGCCGTGGTCCAGTAGGGCGTGGTTCCGGGTTCTACCTCGCGAGGCAGCTGGTCCCCGATGTCCGCTTCGTAGGCCAGGCAGAACCAGTCGGGACCGCCGTCCTTCGGCTGGCTCTTGTGGATCATGCCGCCGAGACGGCGCAAGGACTTGGCTTCCAGCCCGGTCTCCTCGGCGAGTTCCCGGCGCGCGGCCTCCTCGGGTGTCTCGTCGCCTTCGATCTTGCCGCCCGGCATCGAGAAGCCGCCCCAGCGCCGGTTGGTCACGACCAGGAACTTGTCGCCGCGACGAACGACCAACTCGACTGATGCTCGAAAGAGACGTGCGCTCATCCGAGGAGCGTCCGCTTGGTGGTATCGGGCGCGGCGCACGAGCACACGAGCACGGATGGCGAGTTGTAGCGCTTGCAGCCCGGACACTGCCATCCGGTCGGAACCGAATCGGAAACCGGAACCGACGGACCGATCACGGTCGTCACCGACTTGGCGAATGGGCAATTCACCGCGTGACTGCCGTCGGTCATGCCTCCGCACGTGCAGTGGTTCATCGAGTCCTCGGGTATAACGAATGCGACGACCTCGGTCGTCTGGTGGAGGGCCCCGCGCCCCAGGACACACCCGCCGAGAAACACGGCGGGTGTTGTTCTGTACCTACGACCTCGGACCTCCGTCGTAGCTCTTGGCGAGACCCAGTGAGACCAGTTCGGCGTTCAGCACCTTCCGGCTTCCACCATCGACCATGATGATGGTGCCGATCCATCGACCGTACTTGTCCGTTGAGTAGGGCTTGTCCGTCTGCACGACGAACGTGCGGCCTACGACCGAAAAGAGCGCCGCGTGGACGTGATGCTTGGCAGCGTTCGCTCGATTGCGTTCCTCGGGATCGGACGAGTTGAGTTCCGGCGTATCGATGCCAGCGAATCGGAGGATCTCGGTCTTGTGGACGTTGAGCCCGAGATCGATGTCGAACTGGGCCGTGTCGCCATCGATCACGCGAATCGGGGTTGCCTTGTACTCGTACACGGCGAGCCTCAGATGTCTCGCATCGAGATCCGGTCCTTGACGTAGTCGCCCTTACCGTAGGGCTGACCGTCCCGATCGAGGAACGCCACTTCTCCGGTCTGCGGGTTGTACGCCTTCCCCTTGGGGATTCGCAGCGCCGCTGCCGGGTTGGCCGGAGGCGCTGCTTGGGGGACCATCATCGGCGCCTGGCCGGGCGTCATCCACGGGCCCTGCTGCGGAGGTTGTGAAACAGGGATCGGCATCTGCCCGTAGCGCTGCCGAACCGCACCACAGCCCCCCGGATCATGACAGTCGGGCGTGGGACCCTGGAAGACCGGCACCGCGCCACAGCCCTGACAGAACGCAGCGAGGTTCGGATCCGCGCCGACCGCGGCGGCGGCAGCCTGGATCATGCCCATCCCGCCTGCCCCACCCGGCGCAGCCATCACGGCGGCAGACTGTGAGGGGTGGTTGGGCTCGACCTCCTTCCGCCAGCGGACCGCGAGCACGACCTCGGCGTCCTCGGGGATCTCCGCGTTGTTGGCTCGGATCAGGTCGAGCAGAACGCTTGCCGGGAACGGGGTCCGCCTCCCCTCAGCGTTGCTGTCGTCCACGACGACCTGAATCGAGAGTCGACGCGGATCGATGTCGACGTGCTCGCTCGGATCGTCTGCGACCAGTAGCTCGGCAAGCTCACGGAGTGAGACCGTGACTGCGTGGTCCTCCAGCGTGACGACCTTGGCCGTACGAACGTGCTTCATTGGATCTACGCTCATGTTGGACACCTTCTACCTTCGACCGGTGACGCGCGCACTGGTGAAGACCGTGGAGGGAATGTCCCTCAGTGTCCCACCACCGTTGGCCACTGGATTGAGATAAGTCGGCGAGCCGTAAGGCTTACCGGCGTCTACTTGGATAGACTTCAGTGGCCGTCTCGTCAACTTGAGCTTGGACTTCTTCATCGGGTGTCCTCGGCTCCGTGCCGTTCAATGAGCTTCTTGACGACCACTTCGCGCAGAAGCAGCTTCTTGTGGTGGACATCGACGGTGCTCGGCTGGTGCTCATCGTCCAACGCTGCAATGCGATCCACGACCGTCACGCGTGCGTTGAGAAGATCCTCGGCCAGCGCCATGAACGACGGCTCGCGACTCTCGGACGCAAGCCGAGCGACCTCCATGGCAAGCAACCTGACCCCCATTGGGTATTCGTAGGCCCTTCGCAGATCGAGCGTGCTGGACGTGTCGTCCCAGGCGTGTTCGATGACCGACCGGACCTGGGCCGGAAGGTTGACTTGCGCGGCAGGACGAACGAAGGTCAAGCGGAATCTTCTGGCCACCACCGAATCCAGTCGGAAGATCACATGGATAAGGTAGAACACGACCATGAGTGAGCGGAAGCCCATTTCCATCGACTTCCTCATCCCCGGAACTCCAGATGCCGCCAAGGACGAGATCGACCGCAAGCTAGAAGACCTGGAGCGGCAGATGGAAGCCGCGGCGCAGGAGCGACTGAAGGCGCAGGAGCAAGCGGAAGGCGCAGTTCTCCAGGCCGTCGGTCAGGTGGACGAGGATGATCCCGACCGCCTCCTGGAAGCCCTGGTTCAGAACATGAAGGAGACGGGCGAGCTACCGGCCTCGGCAGACGACAAGAAGAGTCCCGACGACGTGGTGAAAGACATCGCCAATCGGGCGAAGACCGCAAGGCACAACGCACACCTCACGCAACTGCGCATGATCGAGATGGAACGACGTCGCCAACGCCGGGCGGCGCGGGAAGGAAAGGGAAAGAAGTGAAGCAGCGAGCGCCGAAGGACAACAAGCCGCCCGAGATCTCGGTGGTCTCTCAGTCTCCTGGCCAGCCGCCGCCGGGAGAACTCGCAGTCGGCTGGGTCGAAGTGGGCGCCGGACCATGCGCCGACGAAGTGGTGCGAATGCGGAACTTCTCGATGGGTGTGTTGGTCGCCGTCGTGAAGCAGGTACGAGGGTACGCGAGCACCTCCGTCGTCGGTAGCGATCCTCGCGAGGGGAACAAGGTCGTGGTCAAGTCGGAGACGACGGTGTCGCTGTCCTACGTGTCGGGCACGCACCTCTCGGTCGTACCGATGCCGCCGATGCCCGGACCTACCCTTGAGAACGCGCCTGCTGTGGCCAGTCCCCAGGTGAGTTCGGCTCCGTCCCCCGAGAGCGGCGCTTCTTCGCCGGAGCCCGCTCCGGCGACTGCCGACGCTGGTGCCACTGAGACCCGATGAGCGCCTGCGCCTGCCTGGCGTTCATGTTTCCAGGCAGCGCGTCCGGGCCAGACTGCGCCGACGGCTCGGCCAGATGGCGAGTCCACCACGGGTTGTTTGGGAAGTGCTCCAACACGATCCGGTCGTAGAGGCTCACGACCAGAATTGTATCCGATGACCATCATCGTTGGTACAACTCACCTGTGACCGAGAAAGCACTGGCCTGTGAACGCTGCGGACGACCGATTCCGGTCTTTCCGCTGTGGACCGCCCTCTCACGAAGGGCGAGACTGTCGTGCTCCGACTGCGGCCACCAGGTGACTCGGGACTACCTGACGGCGCGCGCCGAGATCGACGAGATGGCCAAAGCGATGTTGGTGGCCTACGGCCAGTTGGTCCAGTTCGGATGGGTCAACTACGACTCGCTGGCCAACGACGGAGTGGTCGGCAATCCGCACTCGATCGGCGGATTGCTCAGTGGACTCGCGCGCGCTGGGTTGATCCAGCGCGCGGAGCCCGTTACCAAACTGGGTTCACTCGTAGATCCGAAGCCCGTGTTTGTTCCGGGACCGAGGTTTCCCGCCGCCAAGGCGGCCGGCTAGCGGCGCTGGCGGATCCTCTCGAAGGTCTTCTCGCGAACGAAGTCGAGCAACCGATCGTGCTCGTTCAGCGAGAAGACGTGGATCGTCCTGGAGAGTGGTTCGTTGGGATCCACGTCTTCGGACTTCTTCTCCTCGGAGAAAGCCCGGGAGGGGTCGTAGCCTTTTCCGTCGGACTCGTCGGACTCCGGTGCCATCTTCCTGGCGAACAGCGCCTCGACGACGATCCACCCGTTCTCGGCCTCTTCGATCGAGAGGCACCGCTCGTACGTCGTGTGCATCAACTAAACCTCGGCTGTCGAATGTCCCAGATGGCTGACCTAGACGCGACTACTTCTTGGCTACGATGTCCTGGGCGCCGCGCTTGTAGCTCCACCTGTCCGGGGACAGGTCGTGGTGCATGGCGATCCCGGGCAGGCACTGCTTGATCGCCTCGCCCATCCACTGTGCGACGGTGCGCAGCGTCGGGTGGACCGTCTCCCCGGAACGGAGTTCGGCGATGTAGACGGCCGACGGCAGTGAGCAGGCCATCACGACCGGCACCTGGTAGCCCATCGGGATGTAGTACTGCTTGACCGTCGGGTCAGCCTGGAGCGCTTGGACACGCGCCGTGATCCGAGCGATCTCCGCCTCGGTACCGGACGGCAGGTTCTCCAGGTACCAGCCGTGGAAGCCGCGGCGGATGGTGAGGAGCGGCATCTCCTGAACGGCCGACCGCTGGCGCTGGATGTCGCGGTAGCTCCCGAAGTCGATGTTGAACTCAAAGTCGATGCTGCCGAAGCGCCGGAGGCGCTGATGCATCTCCGCCCTGGGCGGCCTGCTTGAGAGCAGATCGTGGAAGGCTCCCAGCGCGTCCACATTCAGCCGGTTCGTGTAGCGGGCCCCGTCCCACATGGCCGCATAGCCGTCGAAGTAGGCAAAGCGCGCCATGCTGCGCGCGATGTACTCCTCCTCGGCGTCGTAGCGCTTGTGCCCGAAGCTGGACGGGTAGCGCTGACCAAGAGCATCGTGCAGCGCTTCCGAGATCTCTCGAACCTCGACCAGCGGATGGTGGCGCATTTCCTTGAGGTGGTCGTTCGTCTGGCGCAGGTTCGTCGACCAGGCGACGAGCGTCGTAGCGCCGGCCGGTAGAAGTGAGCGCGCGATGTCGAACGCGCGCGCCTTGATCGCCTTCTCCCACTGGCCGGACTTCTCATCCGCACGCTTGGGATACCGCTCGCTCAGCGAATCGACCAGAGCGGCCAGCGACTTGGCGTAGAGCGCCATCCACTCGGCCTGGATCTCCTCGCCCTCGGCGATCCCAAGCGGGTTCAGGCAGCCCTGCGTGAACATGTCCAGGTAGCGGGTGCTGGCTTCCTGCCCGCAGTAGAGGGGCGTGTCCTGAATCGCCTTGGCCGCAAGCATCGAGACCTGCTCGACGAACATCGCGATGAAACCGCAGTCGCCGATGCTCTTGTGCCCGTATCCGACATAGAACTTCTCGTGGAAGGCCGACGAGCCGGTCTCACGAACCTTCTCCAGGTGCTCGGTCACTGACTTGGGACTGCGTGAGTACATGGCCTGAAGCATGGCCATGTCCTCGGGACTCGGAACGTCACTTCCGTCCAGTACGACGATCTTTCGTTCGGCGGTCTTGGGCACGCGCTTGCCTCCTGAATCGAGCAACGACTGTTCGCCAGGACTGTTCATACCAGTCGGCGCCGACATCAAGAGCCTGGCCGCGGTGAATTACAAGTAGCCGAAACGAGACCCCTTGAGCTATGACAGCACGAGCTTTAGCACACACTTGGGCAAAGATGGTGCGGTCGTAGATTCCAAGCGTAACTGCGCTTTTCACTTCGACGACCTGACCGCGAGACTTGACGAAGGCGTCGGGAACGTAGGTCCGATTGGTTCGTCCCGCGAAGGCGTAGCGGAACGTCGGACGACCTTCGACGGCCGTGAATGCAAGATCGTTCGGAGCGATGCCTTCCGAGAGCATGATCTCGACGGCCCGTCCCTCCGATCCTTGAACCATCACCGTCCGCGTTCCGACTCGGATCGGACGTCTCCGGTACTGCGATCGGTCGCACAGCGGACAGCCATAGCCCGAGAGCAGCTGGTTCGGCGACGTCTGCCAAACGTGGCCTTTTGAGCATCGATGTCGGATCGAAGTCAGCGCAGTCTCGTAGCGATCAAGCACGACCACCCCGAGAGCAAACGCCTCGGCCGCGTACGTCTCGTGTGTCTTCCGACGCCTCGGTCTCGCTTGGTAGCACTGACGGCAGCCAGCGCTGCGATGCACCACGTTCGCTGGCTTGGCAAAGAACGACCCGTGAGTCGGACACAGGTATTCGAGCTTCTTGTGAGAGCCGCAGTAGGCCCCAACGACTCGCAACCGATCGCCGTGAATCCGGCGAACCATCGCAACGTGGTCGTCGTGTTTGGTGCGCTGTCGATCCCACGCACACTTCGCACACCCGTGACCGGACTCAACGTTGGACGGAAGAGCGCTGAACCGGCCGTGCGTGGCGCACTTGTAGACAACTCGCCGAAGGGCGTGTCGATAAGTGCCAACCACCGTCAGCGCTCCGGCGTGTTTTCGCGTGACCCGACGAACGTGCTCCTCGTGTGTTTTGGCCACGCTTATCAGCGTAGCCAGAGCTACTATCCTTTGCCAGCCTAGCCGGTGTAGTACTGGTCCATGAACTTGCCGGAGCCGACGCTTCGCACCCTCTCCAGATGGTCGTCCACGGACTGCGGACTGCGCGAGTAGAGCGCCTGGAGCATCGCCAGGTCTTCGGGGTTGGGCACGTCATGCCCGTCGAGCACTCGGATCTTGCGTGGCTTTGGCATTCACTCTCTCCGCTTCTAGAAATCAGTCACAGGATGAGCACGGTCATGCAGGCGGCTTGGTCCTGCCTCGCTTGAGCGGCGCGGAGTGGGCGACACCCCCACGGTCGAAGTACCGCACCGGAAGCGGACTCATGGTATCGACGTCGATGACCAGATCATTGGGGTCGGGCCACGCGCTGTGATCGTCGCTCATGCGATTGAGGATCGGGTATCTCCGTCCGTTGATGAGCGCCACAACACGACGGGTGCGGAACTCGTCCGTGTGCAGCCGCGGACCAAGCGTGCGCTCCAATAGATCGTGGACGCACACTCCGAGTAGCCGCGAGAGCAGCGAGGCTCGCACGTGGGCGTTTCCAGACCAGTCGCCGATTCGTCGATAGTATCGACCGACGGTCAGCCCATCGCCTTCGAGATGCCCGATCTTGCTAATCAGATCGGGCGGAATCGGCTCTGAGCGCTGCTCGACCTGTCGAAAGCTGGCGCCAGATCGAGTGACCGTCAATACGATCCTCTGCGAGCCATCGACGTTGTAGTAGTGAGGGTGGTTCGTGCGAGCGACCCGGTCAACCGCGTCTTGATACTTGCGCCGCACGAACTCCAGGTGGGAATAGCAGTGCCATCTGAGTTGCTCGATCGACCGAACGTCCAACTTGTCGCGTCTGATGAGCAAGCCGTGCGCGTTTCGACGTTCCTCGGTAAAGAACGCGTACCACCGACCGACGGGCCGGCTCCACGAGTAGATCAGACCATCGTCGCCCAGCGTCTGGCCACGCTTCAACGGCCCACCGGTGGAGAGCGCATAGGCACCGGGACGACCGGATAGGCCGGGAAAATCGGAAGCGCGGTAGCCGATGGGCGTCAGGCCGCGGGCAACGGGAAAGATCGGTACCCGCTGGGCGATCTCACAGAGAGTCTGATACCTCGGCTCCGGCTTCTCCGATTCCTCGATCCTCGTCCTGCTCTGGACCTGCGCTAGTCTCACCATCCGGTTCTACCCGACCAAGCAGACCCAAGAGATCCACCGGCGGCTGTCTCATCCGACCTACTCGCTCGAAACCGTCTGGGGCGTTTGGATACACCAACCGGAATTGCCGGCAGAGGATCAGTCCGGTGATCTCGATTCGATCCGGTCCGACGATCTCGTGGAACAGCGCGAGTGCCTCCAGCAGGTTGTGGCACGATCCGTAGGGATGTTCGTCAGCGAGGTGATCGGCCACCTCTTCCAGATAGAAAGCGATGTCGTCTTGTCGGCGAGCGTCCGCGATGACGGGCAGATGCTCGCGCAGCGAAATGCAAAGTGGCTCGATAACCGGTCTGAGATCCCAGGACGCATTGACGGCCGCCGTGAGCATCCGCCGCCACGCGATGCACGTCTCCCAGTCAGGTTGATCGCCCTGCCTGGGCGCGTCGCGTCGATTGCCCCGCATCATCGTGCGGGAATTGTCGTCGTTAGTTCTGGATGTGGCTAGTTCGGATCAAGATCCAGATGGGAGCCGATCGGTGTAATTGACCAGGTGGTCAATGACAGAAGTGCGCCTGAACGACTCGATCTCAGTGGCGAGCCGCTCCATGGCCGTCGAGATACCGTACTGGACCGACGAGTCGACGACGAAGCTCCAGAACTGCTTGCGTAGCCAGTCCAACAGCATGTCGTCGTACGGCAGCCGCAAGGTCGCGCGTTCCTTGCCCAGCTTGAACCCGGCAGTGACCCGACGAACGCGTTGGTCCCGGCGCCCGTAGGTCCCAGAGAGATGGTTGAGCAACGCGTCGGCGGTGCTGCGACGCATCGAGAGCACGATTCCGTAGGACTCCGAGCGCTTCACGGGATGGTTCTACCCGAGGCGGACGCACCACACTGCCAAGCGACGCCCGTAACTCCTTTAATCAGGCCGACTCCCGGACGTGGTGGGTTACGACGTTGAGATTGTGGATCCCGAAGTCGTGAGCCTTGAACGACTTGAGATGTTCGACCCGGTCGTCCCACAGGACCAGGTGCTTGGCCCGCGGCATCTGACTCAGGAGGTTCTGGACCAGTCGGAGCTTCCAGGAGAGGGTCTCCTGGCGGATCGGCTTCAGGAACAGATCGCGCCCCGGATCCACAGCCACGCCAGAGGCCCTAAGAATCGATTTGACGCGGTCCAGGAGCGCAGGCCGGGACGGACGCCCTGTGACCACCACGACGCGTGTACGGGGCTCCCGGCGGGCCTTGTGGAAGGCCCCGATGACCCTGGTGATGGGCCGCCATCCGAGCGGCGGGAGCAGGCTGGCCACCTCTCCCCACCACCCCGGATAAGGCCAGGCTTGCCCGGTCGCCTTCTGAAACGCCGGCTTGCCCTCCTCGGGTGTGGGCGTGTAGACGAGCGTGTGATCGAAGTCGAAAACGACGAGCGTGTCCGGCTGGCGAGCAATGTCCTCCAGCGTGAGCAACGGACGTCTGGACAACTGGACCCGTCGGGGCACGCGCACAAGCGTACAGTCCGACGGGTCCAGTCGCTAGCACCTACCCGCAGCCGGTCGTGGTGCCGCAGCTTGGGCAGACCGAGCAGGAGCCGGCGCGCACCGTGATGTTGCCACACGTTCCACAGGCTTCACCGGCCGACTGGGTGATCCGAGCGCCCGGCTTCGCCGCCAGGAGTGTGGCGAGCGTCTCCCGGGCCGAGTCGGAGGAGATCCCGATGGCGGCCAGCGCTGCGACTCCGTTGCCGTTGCCACTGTTGCTGGCGTGAGCGGACGTCCCGTTGCCGGGGTCGCCGTTGCCGTTGCCGTTGCTGTCCGAGTCGAGCCCCGTAACGTTCGTGTGGTGCGCCAGATCCGTTCGTCCGAGGTAGGCGATCCCCAGCGTCTTGAAGATGTAGTCCAGGATCGACGAAGCGATCCGCACGTCGGGGTCTCCGTTCACGATGCCCTTGGGCTCGAACTTGGTGTGGACGAACGCGTCCACGAACTCCTCCAGGGGCACACCGTGCTGGAGCGCCAGCGAAACGGCGATGGCGAACGAGTTGAGGAGGGAACGCATCAGCGCACCTTCCTTGTGCATGTCGATGAAGATCTCGCCCAGCGCGCCGTCCTTGTACTCGCCGGTCCGTAGGTAGAGCTTGTGCCCCCCGACGGTGACCTCTTGCGTGAAGCCGTAGCGGCGCTTGGTGAGTCGCTGCCGCTTGGGCATCTGGACGACGACCTGGGCCGCTCCAGCTGCCGGCGGAGGTGGGGGAGACGACGTGCTCTCCTTCGACGACGAGGACAGGATCGCGCAGAGCTTCGAGCGGTCTCGGAACACGGCGATGGCCTTGAGCCCGAGACGCCACGCTGCCATGTAGAGCGCCTCGATCTCCTCGACGGTCGTCTCCTCCGGGCAGTTGACCGTCTTGGAGATCGCGCCCGAGAGGAACGGCTGCGCCGCGGCCATCATCTCCACGTGCGCCATCGGACGAATGCACCTGACGCCCGTTGCGCCGCACTTGACGGCGCAGTCGAACACGTCCAGGTGCTCGGGCTTGACCTCGGAGCCCTCGATGGTCTCGGCGGTCTCCAGGTGCTTCATGATCCGATCGATCGCCCCCTGGTTGTAGCCGAGCGTGACCAGGGTGGTAGCGATGCTCTTGTTCACGATCTTCATGTCTCCGCCGCCGGCCAGCTTCTTCGACTTGACCAGCGCGAAGTCGGGCTCGATGCCCGTGGTGTCACAGTCCATGAGCAGACCGATCGTGCCGGTGGGCGCCAGCAGTGACGCTTGCGCGTTGCGGAAGCCGTGCTCGTTGCCCAGCGCGAGCGCGGTGTTCCAGTCGTCGGCCGCCGCCTCGCGGATCTCACCGAAGATGTCGCGCACGCATGCGCTCGCCTGCGCGCTCGTGTGCTTGAAGCCATCGAGCGCACGGGAGTGCATGTCGATGACTTGCAGCATGGGATCGCAGTTGAAGGCGTAGGCCGCGAACGGTCCGACCGCTCCCGCGATCTCAGCCGAGCGACGGTAGGCGCGACCGGTCATGAGAGCGGTCACGGCGGCACAGATCGACCGCCCGTCAGGACCGTCGTACGGCAGGCCGAGGCGCATCAGCATGGCGCCCAGGTTGGCGTAGCCGATCCCGAGCGGGCGCAGCATGTGGCTGTTGGTGGCGATCTCGCGCGTGGGGTAACTCGCGTAGTCGACGATCAGGTCCATGCCCGCGATGAGAACATCGACCGCCTGTTGGAAGCCGGTCACGTCGAAGTGAACCCCACGCTCGTCGGTCGACATGAAGCGCACGAGGTTCAGGCTCGCCAGGTTGCAGGCCGTGTTGTCGAGGTACGTGAACTCCGCACACGGGTTCGAGGCGTTGATGCGGCCCGTGTTCGGCGTCGGGTTCCAACGGTTCGTGGTCGTGTCGAACTGCATACCCGGATCGGCGACGAAGTGCGCAGCCGTGGCGATCTGCCGGAAGAGCGCCTTCGCTTCGTAGGTCTTGGCGACCTTGCCGGTGGTCCGCCACACGGTCGACCACTTGCCCCCGGTCTCGACGGCGCGCATGAACTCATCGGTGACGCGCACCGAGTTGTTGGCGTTCTGTCCGCTGACCGTGCGGTAGGCGTCGCCCTGGAAGTCGGACGAGTAGCCGGCCTTCACCATGGCCGCGACCTTCTTCTCCTCGCGCACCTTCCAGTCGATGAACGACTCGATGTCCGGGTGGTCGGCGTTCACGACCACCATGCGCGCAGCGCGACGAGTCGTGCCGCCGCTCTTGGTCGCTCCCGCGGCCTTGTCGAAGATCTCCAGGAAGCTCATCATCCCGGACGACTGGCCGCCGCCGGTGAGCGCTTCTCCCTCGGCGCGCAGGTTCGAGTAGTTCATGCCGCTGCCGCCGCCGCCCTTGAACACGCGCATCTCGCGCTTCACGGCCTCGGCGATGTCCATGAGGTTGTCCTGGACGGTCTGGATGAAGCACGCGCTGAGCGCCGGGCGGGAGTAGCTGTCGGGGGTCTCCTTCGCGACGCCGGCCGTTACGGCCCAGTTCCCCGAGGGCGAGCCGGTGATGCCGTAGCACTCCTTCAGCCCGCAGTTGAACCACACCGGGCTGTTGAAGGCCGCGTACTGGTGGACGAGCAGGTACTTCAACTCGTCCTCGAAGATCTGCGCCGACTCCTCGTCGAAGAGACCCTGCGCGATGCCCTCACGCGCGAGCGTGTGCGCGACGCGGTGAACCAACTGCTTGATCGATGACTCGTGCCCGACGCCAGGCACTCCGGCCTTGCGGAAGTACTTGCTCGCGGCGATGTCGACAGCAGCCTGGCTCCAGAAGTCCGGGGCCTCGACGTTGTCCATCTGAAAGACGACTCGCCCGGATCGCTCTGTGATCTTGGCCTCGCGCCGAGTCCAGTTCACCCCGGCGTAGGGGTCCTCGTTGGCCTTGGTGAAGTAACGGGAGACGGTGACACCAACCTTGGCCCGAGCCGTGGTGGTCGGGATCGCGCTCATAGAACACTCCGCGTCTGATCTGTTGGGGAACCGCATTCTACTGCTGCCGCGCGACGCATCCCAGAACACACCGACGCAGTCACAGCGCGTCAGCAGCAAGTCCTGTGTTTGTATTCGTCGTTCTGTGACCAAGGGGATTAAGGGCACACCTCTGGTCACACGATGCAACCACCCCGCTCTACGGAATCACGAGTCCATCGAACTCGATCGGCCGAACTTCGTGCTTGACACGACTCACGCAGCAATCGCAGGGCATGAGCGTGGCGACCTTCTCCGCGTCGTCTTCGGTAGCGTAGGGCCACGGCTGTGATCCACCGCCCGGACAGTGAACGAGCCACCCGCGCTCGGGCAGCTTCCCGGTCTGCGCCCACAGGAGGGTTGCGACGGCCAGCTGCTTGGCCTTCTCCATCAGATCCTCGGGCGTACCCGTGTTCATCACCACGAAGTCGAAGTCGTCGTTGGGCATCGCAGCGATCCGAGACTCGCTGACGTGATCCGTGTTGACCGGAACATCGGGCCGGCGAACGACCACGAACACGACGAGCGCTCGATCTCCGACGCGTTCCTTCAGCGCCATCATCTCTTCGGTTGGATGACGCCCGTCCGACACGATGGAAACCTTCGCACCGCTGGCCAGAAACCGCTCGGCCAGGCGGTCCATCCACACCGTGAGCCCGATGGCCTGGCGCGCGCCTTCGCCTTCGTCTTGCATCAGACGCCGGGCCGTCTTGCCGTAGGCGCCGTACTTGGGGTCCTCCTTGACTTCCTTGGGCCCGTTCAGGACCCACATCGGAATTCCCGTCTTGAGGTGGACGCACTGCTTGAGCGGAACCGCGAACGCATCTCTCTCCGAGCCAGGGATGTGGGTCTGGATCGAGTCGGCGAGCGTGTCCTTTCCGTGGCCGGCGTTGCCGCAGACGACGATCAGAACTCTTGCGTGATTCCGTGCCATCGGTTTAGTTCCCCCGTGCCGGGCGCACCCGGCCGCACACGCGCGTCTCGACGCGGAACATCTTGTAGGGAGACTCGACCGCGGCGCCGGACCGCAGGTAGACGATCAACAAGCGGAGCCGTTCGTCGTAGCCCACAGTGACGAGCCGGTCGCCCAGTCGCTCGGTAAGGTCGTCGTGCAGGCTAGCCGCTGCCCGCTCGATCTTGCTGGACATCCGACGATCTCCCCTGGTCTTGCCACGCAGCAAGTTTGGCGTCGCGAGACTCTTCTACCCGCGAGTTCAGTCGCGCAGCGTACGCAGAGGACGACGGGGCGGAGATCCAGACTCCTGGGCCAGTTGGCGCAATCGATCTCTCGTCCGCGCCCGTTCCACGGCGAGGCGCTTGAGCTTCTCGACGCGCTTGGGGGTCGTAACCGTACCGGTCATGTAGACCTGGGCCGGCATGCGACTGCCGACGCTGCGGTTGCCGAAGGTGCCCGCCTTGGGCGCCGTCTCGACGAGTCCGACGAGCCTCTCGCGCAGGTGAGTGATGCCTTCCTGCAAGCCTCCGAGTTGCTCGACTTCGTCAGGCGTCAGGAAGTCGAAGACGTTGTGCGTCTCCACGACTCCGTCGATTTCCAGTTGGAAGTCCCCGTAGTCGTCTTGCTCGAACAGCAGCGTCGAGCCCTGTTCGGTGATCGTCAGTCCGGTCTGGAGAGTGTAGGAGGCGAGATCCTGCCGCTGAAGCTCGACGAACACGGCCAGCGTTTCGGTCAGCGACCGACCGAGGGCGGATGCTGCGTCCTCAGCGCGAAGGAGCTTCCCACCGGCGCGGTTGACGAGCTTCAGCAGCCGCATCTCATCGTCGGTCACAGCGACTCCCGTGCGACCTCGATGATCTCCTCCAGGAACTCGATGGCCGACTCCTGCAACCGCTCCAGCGGGACGTTGGCGTCGTGAGAGAGCGCGGAGATTGCGAGCATGTAGGTCTCGCCGATGGTGCGCGCTCCGTCCGATTCGTCGAGACGAGAAGTCACGTAGTCGAATGCCGCTCGCGCGAGGGTGCGCGAGAGCTTGATCGACTCGTCCACCTCTGGCACCGCGGGCGCGGATGATGGCGCACACGGAGCGCACTTGGCCTCTTCGCTCTCAATGGCCTGCGGAGCCGGTCTCGTCTTGACCGAAACCGTGCCCAGAAAGGCATCGAGATCAGAGGCGATCGACTTCAGGTTGCTCACGGCCGGGGCCTACTCCCCGCGAACGTCGATCTCTTCGCGTCCGTCGGCGTCGTAGCCGTCACCGTTCACGCCGGCCGTCGAGTTGGTCGCCGCGTCCATGGCCTCCTTGTCGGAGGGGATCGAGGCACCCTCGCCGTCGTAGCGCTTGCTCTTCCCGGCGGGCGGCTTGCGGAAGCGGCTCTTCGAGGAGATCTGCTTGCCGCCGGGAGTGGCGCGGTTCACGGCGGGAGCCGACTTGTTCTCCTCCTGGAGATCGCGACGCGCCGAGACCGACTTCATGAAGCCGATGCGGTCGGCCATCATCTCCTCGGCGAAGAGCACGTCGTCCGAGTCGGTCCGACCCCAGTGGGACTCGGCACGGACGTCGACCTTCTCGCGCCCGGATCCGTTGTAGCCGGGGCCCGAGACACCCGCGGTGGAGTTGGTCGCCGCGGCCATGGCCTCCTTGTCGCCCGGGACGGAGGCGGACTTGCCGTCGTAGCGCTTGTTCGCGCCGCCGTTGCCGAAGTTCGACTTCGACGAGATCTGCTTGCCACCCGGCGTGGCGCGGCTCACGGCCGGGGCGGGGATGTTGGCCTCGTCGAGCGAACGGAAGCGCGCGATGGCTTCGCCGAGACCCGACGTCGAGCGGAAGCGAGAGATGGCGTTGCCGAGGTTCATGGTGGTCTCCGTGTGTTCTTTGATCCCGGTCCCGAGGACGTTGTCGCGCACGACCTTGCCGACCGAGTCAGCGTAGATGCCGTCGACTTCCTTGTCGACTTTCCACTTCGATCCGCGAATGCGACCGAAAGTCAACGTGTAGGTATCGTTGGGCGCGAGGCGCACCATGACGCGGCCCTTCCAGTGGCCACGCGCGTCGAACTGGACTCCCGGTCCGGTAGCCCTGGAGTCGATGACCTTGGTACCGGCGCTCACTGCGAGGATGTTCTTGAGTCCCATCGCCAGGTAGTCGATCGCGCCCAGCCCGTGCTTGATCTGCTTCATGATCGTGCTGGCCACGCTAACGGCGTGGGACCCCGATCCAGACGGCTTGGACTTGGACGAAGACGAAGCAGACTTGGCGTGCTGGAACTTCTCCTTCCACTTCGCCGTCGCTGCGGCAAGACGCTGCTTGATGTCATCCGTTTCGAGCATCGACTTGCCGACATCCCTCGCCGTCTTGGGGTCCATCACCCGCAAGCACGCCTTCAGGCGGCCAGCGCGGGTTGGCTTGGATCCCTTGACGACCTTCTTGCGGATCTCCCCGATCAGAGTGTCGATGTCTTTGCACTCCACCGCGTCGCTCCGAGCCCTACCATGATACCGAGTTGTCTAGGGCTTGCGGAAGTGTCTAGCGGCGCAGCAGGTTGACTCCACCTGTCGCCACCGGAACTTCCCATTCCTTGTCCCGACACTTCGGATCGTATTCCTTGCACTTGGACGCAGCCTGCTTGCGCATCCGCTCCTTGCGCTGCTTCTCGATGACCTGGAGGCCGCGGCGCCCGAAGAACGGGTTACCCCGGTCAGTTCTCGATCCGACGTTGGCCGTGGTGGTCGCCTCGACCACATGGACGACCTTCCCGTGCTTCTGCGGACGGCTGGTCACGTACTTTCGTCCGTAGCCGTAATCCACGATGTAGAAGGGCTTTCCGGTCATCTTCCGCATGGCAACAGCCTGCTTGAAGAGCGCCTCGTCGTGCTCGGGAGTACCTGGCTTCGCGGCAATCTTGAACAGCGGCGCCTCGGTGTCCTTGGACGCCGACTTCTTCCGCCGCTTCGCGATGACCGGCGGCGACTTTGGCGCCGAGGTGCTCGACCGGAACAGGTCCGACCACGACTTCGAGAGCTTGGCGCTCGAAGACGATGCCACTCGGGACAGCAAGCCGAACGGCGTCTGGAGCAAGTTGGACGCGAGCGCTCCGGCGGACGTCGCCTCGTCCAAGCTGCGGAAGATCGCGACTGCCTCAGTGAGCTTGTAGTCCGGCTTGTTCAGACCGAGGGGGTCTTGCGCGAAGACTTGTCGCGAGTCCGGCGGCCGGTGCTTGAACAACGGATGCTTGACCCAGTTCGTGCCACCGATCCACGTGGGAAGCTCCCACTCCAGGTCACGGCATTCTGGGCTGTAGACCCCGTGGCACGGCTGATGCGGGCGCTCGTGACGAGTCTGAGTCCGATCACCAGAGGTGAGGTTGGCGCGAAACCGGGGAAAGAACTTCTTCTTGGACCCGCCAGTGGGTACTGGGATTGGCGTGACGTCCCTGACCTCCGGGTTGACGTCGCGAGAGAACGTCGCCTCGCTCAACGCGCCGAGAGCCGTGAGCACAGCGGTCTTGGCCAGAGGCCGCGACGATCGCTTCCGACCAGTGTACTTCGGGACTCCGAAGACCATCTCCCAGCCATCGGGCAACCGCCCGTGGCGAGCGAGATAGTGGAGCGCAAAGTTAGCGGGCTCCCTGGCCTTCCCGGGGAGTGAGCGGAACTTCTCGACTCCCGCCTTGAGGGTCAGTGAGCCCGCCTTGGTGCGCCGCGCCTACTTCGACCGCTGCTTCTTGATCGACTTGGAGATCCACGACCCTTCGGTCTCCGTGCTCTCCGTCCGGCCCTTGGTCTTCACACCGCGGCGCCGCTCGTGTGCTGCCTGCCGGTGGACCTCGTCCCAGTTGGTGGGTCCGCCGAGGTTCTTGGTCGGCTTCTGCATCCGGCGCTGTTGCGCGGCGTGCAGCTTCGCCCCGGCGCGCGCCTTGGTGGCCGGCGATGCGCTCTTCGACATGAACTGACGGTGGGCGTGACCGACCGCCTCACCGACGTTCTCGCTCTCGGCAGTGCCGTGGCTGCCGGGATGGAACTGGCCGGGCTCGTACTCCCCGGGCGAGCGGAGCTTGCCCTTCTTGCCGGGGAGCTTCTCGCCCTTCGGCTGGGCCATCTTCGTGCTCGTGGGATCCTTGTCAGCCTCGCTGGCCTCCTCGGACTCTCGCGCGAGCTTGGCCATGTCCTCGATGGTGACGGCCTGCTTGGCGAACGGGTTGATCCCGATGCGCGGCCCGAGCGCCATCGCACGCTCCTGCTCCAGGCGGTCCTCCTCGGGCTCCTTGCGGACGGCCGTGGTCAGGACCGGCGAGGGCCTGTACATCGCCTGGTTCTGGCTCAGGCTCATCAGCGCGCCGAGGTTGTTGGACACGGTCGCTTCGGTCTTGACGTGCTCCTTCACCTTGGCGTCGGCGTGCTCCATGGCGTCGATCACAGCCTGGCTGGCGCCGCGGATGGTGGCGCCCTCGCCCATCAGCCCCTTGACCGCGTTCAGGTCGCCAGCCTTGAGCGCGTGCAGGGCCTTGATGTAGCCGGGCTTGTCCTTGTCCTCCTTGACCTTGCGGAGGATCTCGCCCGCACCCGACTGAACCAGCTGCTTGACCGACTCCGCGACGATTCGGTCGGTCAGCGCCTCGTTGATCGTCTCCATGCCCTCGATGTGCTCGATCGCGATGTTGAGCACGTCTCCGGCGATGAACTGCTTGATGGCCTTCGCGTCGTCGCCGGAGAACCCGTACTGGCGCAGATCGGGCACGCGACCGAGACGCATCGCTGCCTCGGCGATGCCGAGCACCGCGTTGGCGTTGAGTTGCCTGGATTCGGCGAACTTCTCGATGTCCTGCGTGCGCGACTTGAGCACCATCTCGCGCGTCGCGGGCGACATCAGCGAGGCATGGCGGTTGAACCCGCTGACCGGCGCCTCCAGCGGCGAGTCCTCGACCAGGGCGCGCCCGCGCTGGGGGCCCTTGGTCATCGCGATCATCTGCTCCATCGGCGTCATGTCTGGCCTCGTGTTCAGTCCGGCGGGTTCAAGAAGATGATACGCCGAAACATGATCTCTGGTCCAACACTAGCTAGGCCGTGGTAGCCCAACAGGCGATGACCAGTGGTTCGGAAACGGAAGACGATCCGACCGTACGTCGGTGGCCGCTTCCGCAGATTGGGCGGCCGGATCACGGAGAACTGCCAGTTTTCGACGTCCGGCAGTGCGTCCTTGATCGTCAGACCGATCAGATCCTCCGGCTTGATGAAGACGTACGGATCGCGTTGCTGCCACTCGACCGACATACCGTACGGATAGAGCGGCGGACACTCCACCGCCACAGTTCCGAACGGATAGTTGTCGAAGAGGTAGCCCACGTTCCTCCCTAGAGGCGGTTGGCGATCTCCGTCATCTGCGTGAGCGTAGCGTCCAGCCCGGCGCAGCGCTTGGCGCAGTCGGCGGCGTCGCCCTTGGCTGCCGCTTCCTTGCAGAGACCGACGTCCTTGACGAGGGTCTCCAGCAGCCCGCGCAGCTTCACACCGTCCGCCGGATCGTGATCCTCGACCAGTCCGGCAGCGAGATCGAAGCGGGACTCGACCTTGTCGGCGGCCGACCAGCCTCCCGGTGGGGCGTTCTTGTCGTTCGCCTTCTTGATCGCTTGGGAGAGCTTGGTCTTGCCGACCTTGCGGACCTTGCCGAAGACCATCTTCTCGTCAGGCTTGAGGTGGCCGACCGGACCGGCGCCGACGGACTGCGAGTAGTAGTCCTTCAGCAACTCGCGTCCCTTGGCTTCCTTCTCCTTGGTCCATCCGACGGCGCCGCGGTGCGACCTCTTGGCCTCATCGACGGTGGCGACGTCGAGTCCTCCCAGGGAGTCGAACGAGACGCGCTCGCCTTCGCCTTCGTGACGAGTGGTGTACCACCCGCGCGCACCCGCTGGTGCGCGATGGGAGCGCCTCGCGTGGAGCTTGTCGGTGGCAGACGACGACGTCGCCACCGCAGACCGACGCTCTGGGCGCCCGGCCGGTCCCTTCGGCGCGCGATCGAACTTCTTGTTCATCGCACGAACGACACGCATGGTGCGCTGCTCACCACGGCTGCCCTCGTCGATGAGATCGTCGAAGCGACCCATCGGGCCTACTCCGAATCCGACTGGTACGGCTTCTGGGTCCGCAGCGCGGCGGCCGAGACCCGACCGTTCATCCAGTCGGCACCCATCTCCGGCTTGGGCGCCTTGTCGTAGTACGAGTTGTTCGGGTTGCCGCTCTTGCGCTCCGCCGGGCGCTCACCGCGCGCGAGCGAACCGTTCGCCTTGTCCTGCTCCAGGGTGAGCAGCGGCCGGCGGGTGAGTGGCAGACCTCCTCCGAGACCGGCGATCTGATCGAACATGCTCATGGCGTCTCTCCTGTGCTTCCGACCTTAGCTCGGGTCGGTGGCGAACTGCTTGAAGTAGGCATCGAACTCACCTGGCGAGCAGATCGCGATGAAGATCGATCCGCTGGTCGGCTGGATCTTGCTGACCAGGTGCAGTGGGTTGGTCCCGTCGGTGATGTTGGACCGCACGATCCCGCCGGTCGGGATCGTGAGCGTGGTCCAGGGCGAGGCCGCCTCGACGGCTTCGCGATCGGCCGCAGCGCGGATCGGCACCACGGCGGCCTTGTGCGCGCCGATGAACACGACCGGCTGGATCGCCAGTTGGTTGCGGTGGACGATGATGAGTTCGTCGTTGGCCGTCACGAGCGGCCAGTTGTCGAACTTGACGTGGAAGTCGGTGAGGTGCATTGGCCGTCCTTACGCGCTCGCTGCCTTCTTGGCCTTGCCGGCGGTCTTGGTCTTCAGACCGCGGCGCTTGGGCATCTTGATGACCTTGGCCTTCGGCTTCCCCGCCGCTTGCTTCGCCGCCCGACACTGACCGAAGACCATCTTGAAGCCCGGCTTGCATCCCTTGGCCTTGGCCTTGGCCGCCTGGGGAGCCCTGGCCTTGACCTGCTTGGGACGCGGCGCCTGCGGAGACAGACGCTTCTTCGCCTGCTTGGAGCGCGGAGCGGGTGACTGCGCCGGACCGCGCGAGATCAGCCGTCCGGTCTGGTGCCAGTCGCGCTTGATGAACTCCTTCGCGCGATGGGCAAGGTGTCCGACCTTGCGGGCCGCGCTCTTTACACGACCCCACAGACCCTCGTCGAGCAGATGCTCGTCGAGCGCGCGGAACTCGTTGATCGCTTCCTGGAGTGGCGTCATGATTCAGTTACCGCTGACGATCGCGTTGACCTCGGTCTCGTTGGCGCCCGTCGACACGTAGAGCGCCGTGATCCCGGTGTTGCTGGGGAGGAAGCCGGTTCCGGGTCCGAACGGGAAACCGATGTCGGCGAGGTTGTTGATCTTCAGCGTCACCTCCTGCGAGGTGGTCAGCGTGATGCGCTTGGCCTGCGCCACGCCGCCGAAGGGAAGCGACACGTCCACCTGCATGGCCGCGATCTTCATCGGGAAGACCTGAGTCACCTCCTCGACGGAGACCTCTTCCTTGATGATCGACTGGCCCTCGACGGTCTGGGCCGCGTTGAGCACCCGAACGCTCGACTCCACCTTGATTGTCTTCGCCACGGTGCGCTCCTGGTCAGTGTGGGACTTGGCTGGATTCTACAAGCACAAGGGTCGCCCCTGCCATGCTTGGCCAGCGGACCGGCTGTTTATCCAGAGCGCTTCCGCTTCTTTGGCTTACCCCCCGACTCCGGCTCGGGGTCGGGCTGGGAGACCTCGGAGTCATCGACCAGGACGATGGGCTCTTCGGCGGGTTCTGAGACCGGCGACTCGGGAACTGGCAACTCCGGCGACTCGGGGGGCTTGAGATCGAACTCGGCGGACGCCGCAGCCACCACTGCGTCGTAGTCGGGATCCGGCTCCGCAGGCGCGGTCGCGGGCGACTCGACCTCGGTCTCCTGGTCCCACAGCAGTTCCTCCTTCTCGGCAGGCTTGGGACTGGCGGGCGCGGGTGCGGGTACCGTCGTCTTCGCGTCGGCCTTCCCGGCCCGAGCCATGTCACCGAGCGGGCGAGGCTGCGAGAACTGCCCCTCGGTCGGCGGAAGTCCCGGTCTCGGCATGGGTTCCGAGTACTCACGCGTGGCGATCGTGGGCTTGACCACGTCACCGAACGGGATGCCGTAGAGGACCCGGTTGGTGCCGCGGCCATTGCACTGCCGCACTCGATCGGAGAGCCCCGAGAGCTTGAGCAGTTGGCCGAACGCGGCCTCGGTGGGCTTCCACGAGTTGACCTTGCCGGCTGGGACCTGCTCGGTCTCGCCGATCGTGACCTCCAGCGCGCACAGACCGCCGGCCTTGGTCATCGCGACCATCGCGCACAGCAACTCGACTGGATCCGGGCACTCGTCGAACCCCTCGGGCGCGAGCACGAGATCGAACTGACCGAGCCCGTCGACGTGGGGCATCGTCGGCCACGCCTTGAAGGTGACGGCCGTCTCGGTCTCCTCTGGGGCGTAGATCTCGTCCAGGAGCGGGCAGACAGCGTCGAGACCCGCGTGGAATCGGAAGCGCGGCTCGATCATCACGACGTGACCGGCACCCTTGAGTAGCACGTGCGCGGCCAGACCACCGTAACCGGCGCCCACGATCGCGACACGCGCGCCCGTCGGCATCTCGTACTGGAACGCCTGCTGAACGAGGCCGAAGTAGGCAGCCGGATCGGACTGTCCCGGCAGTTCGAGCTTCCCAGGTTCCAGTACCAGCTTGAACGTCAGGCGGTCGCCAGCGGCGTACGCGGACGAGTGGCGGAGCTTCTCGGCTGCCTGCTGAATCGTGGTTGCGGTCACGCGAAGAGGCTCCTTCCGGTCTTGGCGTAGTAGGTGGCGCCGTAGCGGAAGATCGCGATGTTGGACGCGTCGTCCCAGTCGGTGCCGTTGGCGGAGATCACGCCAGAGATGAACGTCTCGGCGCCCGCGAGATTGGGTAGTTCTTCGAGAACGCGCGGACCGATCGACTCCCAGCGAATCCACCGCAGCGCTTCGTTCTCGTGTCCCGGAAACGGAATTGCCGTGAGCTTGGACCCGTCCTCGGTCACGGCGATGATGCCGCGAGGGCTGATCTCACCGAACTCATCGAACTTGGCCCACTCGACGTAGTCGAGTTTGTACGGCTTCTCCGTTGGAGGCGGTTCGAGTGATTCCAACACCCCGCGCATGGGATCGTCGGCACTGACTCCGCCCTCGTCGTACTCGTTCAGCGACAACTCGTACTGCTTGAGCGCTTCGTGATCGGTCTTGGGAATTCGCTGAAGCAAGATCTGCTTCACCGGCTCCGTCTTGTCGACATTCACGATGACCTGTTCGCCGAGTCTCACCGCGGAGAGCACATAGCCGCCCGCGACACTGAAAGGCGAACCAGCCAGCACCAACGCGAGCCGCTGGTCTTCGGAGATCCCGCCGAATACCGGGTAGGCGTTGAGACTCAACCCGACGTCAGGGTAGACGAGACGAGAAGTAGTCGGCCCGCTGCGAATGAAGTCGATGATCTCAGTGGGGGTCATCCCGTCACCACCACGTCCTCGACCGGCCTCTTCTGCGGGCCCATGTGAGTAATGCCAGCAGCCTTGAGCTTGCTGATGACCGCGTCACGCTTCTCCGCGCTGCCTGCCTTGATCCTGGTCGCCCACCGCACGAAGTCGACCTTGTCACCGAGCAGCATCTCGGGTGTCGATCCGAAGCTGGAGGACATCATCTCCGAAACCGCGCGTTCCTGCACCGACGCCGCGCGTCGAGTGGGAGGCAGCCCGGATTCCACGTTTTGCTTGTTGTAGTCCACCTTCGAGCCGTAGGAATCGCCGGGACGCGCCCACGTGGACGTGTAAGCCATGAGGCCCACATCGAAGGCGAACGTGCCCTGACTGTGGTACGGGGAGCCCTGCCTGTGGAGCCACGCGTAGATGTCGTTGCTTCCGCCGGTCTGGCAATCGGCCTCTGGAGACTGACCAGGTTGCGTGCCGTTGGGGTCCATGATCCCCACGTTTGCTCGCCGTTCGGTGGCGATGAGCGCCGTGCTGTGGAGGACTGAGTCGAGCAGCGCGCTGTTGCCGTGAGTCAGCGTCGCTCCCTGCTTACGGTAGGCGTCGATCTCGGCGTCCGTCACATCGAACCTACGGTAGGCGAAGCGGCCCCCTCCGATGTCCTCGGCGACAGGCTTGTAGCTCGGATTGCGCTTCCTGGTGCCGTCGGGGTTCGTCTCGTAGACGACCTGTCCGTTCTTCGTCTTGACCGAACCCTTCGGAGTACGAGCCGGCATGAATCGAGGGTCGTAACCGACACCCTTGTCCTTGGCGCCGCCACCGGACTCAGCGAACTTGCTGGCCCAGAACTCGATTCTCTCCTGAACGGTGCCGTTCTTCGGCTCCGCCTCGTAGTGCATCAGCCCAGTGCTGTAGCCCTCGATCTTCCGCAGCCATGCCATGCGCCGCAGGTAGTTCAGTTCCTGATCCTGCTCAGTGGCCGGACGCAGGTCGAACCCGAGTTGTTTGCTGATGCCCTTCATCATGTCAGTGATCTGCTCGCGGGTCGCACCAGCGGGGAACTGAATGCGGACCTGTCCGTTCCGACCGGGATACTTCTGCTGCTTCTTGTTGCTCGCCACTAGGCCCTTGTGGTGGTCTGGCACGTACGTGATGAGCAGACGAGAAGTCGGCGACGCGCCGCCACCGGCTACGGCAGCACCGGTCACGACATCGGTCAGATCGATGTTGAACGTGCTCATCTCGTTCGAGTCCTTATCGTAAGACGGCTCGTAGGTACCGTCCCACGTAGAGCCGCGGCTCACCTGGCCCTGACTCGAATGGCGCTTCACACCACTGGCGGAAGGCGTGGTGTAGTGGTTCAGCTTCATCGCGTTCAGCTTGTTCTGCGACTTGAGCTTGGCCTCGAACTCTGCCTTCTTCTTGTTGAAGTCAGCGAGAACGGCTTCGTACTTCTTGAGCTTCTCGGCGTTGGCCTCCTCGTGCTTCTTCTTGGCCTCGGCCACGTCCGCGTCGTACTTCTCCTTTGCCTTGACCGCAGCCTCTCCCTGAGCCGCAATCAGTTCAGCCGAGGGCGCGAAAGGCTCGATGTCCCGCTGATCCTCTGGCACGTCCGCGACCGGCTTCAGCGCATAGCCGCCGTCCTTCACCTGACCGATGCGCAGAAATTCCGCCACGTAGTGGTCTGCCACGGCCTGGACCATCGGGTTGGCGGCTTGAGCGAGTGCTAGGGCCTTCTCGTACGCCTTGGCTACGTACTGCGAGGCACCGGGCTCCTCGGCCGTGCCCTTCTTCCACTTGTCCAAGTGCTTCTCGGCCTTGGAGAGCTTCGAGCCGTCGGCCTTGAACTTGTCGCTCGTGAGACCGCTGGAGTGCCAGATGTCATTGACGAAGCTCGTCCAATCCACCATCTCTTTCGGCGGAGGCGGCGGGGAAAAGCCCGACAGCAGTGGCTTCTGTGGCTCTGCTGCGCTGAACCCGTCCACATCGCCGAGCATCGCCTGGAGTCGTGCCCGGGCCTCCGGCTCCAGCCAGAGCGAACAGAACGGGTTGTCGCCCACCATGAAGAACTGGGCCCGACCGTCCTTGACGTCGTTCCCGCCGACCATCATGTCGACGCCCACGATGCCTTCGCGCTTGAGATCCTCGGACTTGGGCACGCGAGACGTGACCGGGAAAGCGGGATCGTCCCAGTTGTTCGCGTCCTTGACGTCGGACGTCTGCACCGCCGCCGCCACCTCGGGCATCGGCTTGGTAGCGGTCTTGCCCTGGAGAAACTCATCGAGCCCGATCTGACTGCGGATCTCGGCTTCGATCTCACCGACCGGCCTGGAGTCGCCCTTGGTCTTCAGAGCCGCGGCGCGGGTCTTCGCCAGGGACGCGTACATCGCGCCGATGGACGCGCGCACCTTCTTGCGGCGCTCGTCCACAGCGGCGAGGAAGCCGGCTACCGTCTTGTCAGACGCGACGGTCGAGAACGCAGCGAGTTCGCCACGCTTGGCAGCGCCTTCGGCGTAGGCACGCCACATGTCCTTGTAGGTGTCCGACGGGATCGCCTCGGCGCGAGCCACCGTCGACTCGAACTCGGGAGCGGTCAGCGGCATCATCGGAATCGTCTCGCCGGCCCCCCAGGCGATCAGGAGCTTCTTCGGTAGCCCCTTGCTGTCCTCGTGCGTGACCCCCGGCGGTGCCTTCCACTTCAGGTAGTTGACCGCATCGTGGGACGAGTCGAAGAACTTCATCGCCTGGCCGCGATCGACGTTCCTCAGTCGACCGTCGTCCTCGAACACGAAGTTTCCGCCGTGGTCGTCCATCTCCGAGGAGATGTAGTTGAGCACTCCGTAGCACTGAAGCTGACGGACGGCCGACTCACCGGCGACCCAGGGTGTCTGCTCGATGCCCTTGTCGCGGAAGCTCTGCTTGCGCGTGAACCACTGCATGATGCCGGACTTGCCCTTGAACTTGGCGGTCCAGCAGTTCGGCGTGCCCGAGAGACCGAGCAGCATCTGGAGTCGGTTGGACGCCACTTCGCCCGCCGCGAAGGCATCGGCGACGGGCTTGAACATCCAGGCGCCGTCGGCCTTGTGGGCGCCCTTGAAGGTCTTGGAGGTGACCTTCGTGGGATCGTTCGTCGTACCGATCAGGTACTTCTCGTGGGCTCCCGAGTTGCCCGGGAAGAAGGAGTTCTTGTCGAGCCAGTTCTCGCTCTCGGCGGGTGCGGCTGGCGCACCGTGCGGCACGCCCAGAGACGTGAAGGCGGCAAGCTCCTCCTTCGTCATGCCCAGTGGGTTGTCGTGCGGGCTGACTCCGGCAGCCGCGTAAGACGACGCGGGAGCGGTTGCCGCGATCTCGGGCGTCGGACCGTTGACCGTCGTCGCGAGAGGCGGAACACCCGAAGCCGGCGGCAGGAGCTTCTGAGCCTTGTTCAAGAACTTCTGGAGCGCCTTCTCCTGCATCGGAGTGAGCGGCTTGCCGGCGCCGAGCGTCTTGTTCCAGATGTCGAGAACGTTCTTGTGCTCCCAGTCGGTGATCGCGAACTTGGTCTTCGCGTTGAGCGCCGCGTAGAGCGCCGGAATGTCCTTGAGCGTCGCAGCTGGAGGCGGAGCGGGAGCCGCGACTGGAGCCGCGACTGGAACGGGCTCAGGTGCGGGAGCAGGCTTGGGGGGCTCGGGAGCAGCCGCAGCCGCAGCACTGGATGGAGCCGTCGGCTGAGGCATCGCAGCGAACGCAGCGAGACCAGCCGCGGCACTGGCTGCGGACAATCCACCGGGAAGCAGCCCCTTGTAGTAGTTCGCCTGGTCAGCGGGGAGCGAATCGTCGAGCCACTTGGACGGGTTCTTGAGCAGCCCGTCGGCACCGTTCAGCGCCTGGTCGAACATCTCCTTGATGAGGGGCAACGACATCTGCATGACGCCAGCGGGCGCCCAATCGACCTTGAACTGATCCTGAATCTGCTTGCAGACCGCTGCGATCTTCTTGGGGCCGACCTCACCGGCGCTCGTGTAGATCGCACCGTCGGCGAGAGCCGCCGCGAACTTCTGCTTCAGATAGTTGCGCTGGCCGTTCGTGAGGTGATGCCACTTCGAGATCTTCTTCTGCTTCGACCACGTGTAGGAGTGGCCGCCGTAGAGAACCGGCGTCTGCGCCAGCGCGGACGTGGGGGTCACGGGGGCCGGAGCAGGCTCCGGCACCGGGACCGCGCCGGGAACCGGGTCAGTTGACGGGGCAGCCGGCTCCTTGGCCGGCTCCTTGGGCTGGTTCTCTTTCCACTTGGTGAGCCAGTCGTCGTAGGCCAGGTACATGTAGCCGAGCGGAGTCGCGCTGTAGCCGGACGCCTTCCCGAGCGCGTTGACGATGCGCTTGGTGAGCTTGACGTCGGCGCCCATGTTGTTGGCGTACGCGATGAAGACATCGGCGGTGGGCGTCTTCTGCTTGGCGAGAGCGTCCCAGTTCGACGCAAGCCACTGCTTGAATTCAGCCTCGTCGAAGTTCTTGAGCGCAACCTCGTCGGCGAGCGCATCGATCTTGACGGCAAAGTCTCCCCACCAATCGATGCCGTACTTCTCGGCCCACTCGTGGATCGCTTCACCTGAGTGAGCCGAGATATTCGCGTTGATCTCCGCAATGGAGCCGCCGAGCGCTCCGACGGCCGCGATCTCGCTGAGCATCTCCTTCAGCTTGGCCAGGAAGCCGATCTCGTCGGGCTTCTTCTTGAGGGCCTCTTGTGCCGCGGCGAGAAGTTCCTGCTGTCCGCTCGTCGAGAGATGAACGAGCTTCAGATCGGCCACGGCCTTGAGGGCCGCAACAGACCCCATCGCCTGGTCCTTGAAGCCCTTCATCGCCTCGATCGCGGTATCGAGCAGATCCTTCTTGTTCGCGTCCGACAAGGAAGACCAGTTGACGTTGAGCGATGTGCTCTGAACGCCGAGCAAGGCTCCGCTGATGGCGCTCTTGCTCAGCTTGATACCGATCGTATTCTCGACGCCGTCGTAGATCGCCTTGGCGAGTTCTTCGCCGACGTCCACCCCAGACCAAGCGGCGGACACGGCCGCTTCGCGAACGATCTGGACCACCTTGTTCTTTTCGTCGGGCTTGAGCGACGAGAGGTGTTGTCCTCGCTTGGCGATCTCGTCCTTCAGGGCCGAGTAGGCCGAGCCGTAGTCGAGTTGCTTTCCGAACTTCTTGGCGAACTCGATCGAGAGCGCACCAGCGAACTGGCCGGGCGACGCCGTCGAGTCATAGCCAGTAGGGATCATCTCGGCGGCCATCGCCGGGACGTGGGTCAGATCCTCGGGATCCGGCTTCAGTAGCGGCGAGAGCGCGTCCGAGACTGCCTTCTGCAACTCGAACAGAGCGGGCTTGGTGAACTGGATCTCTCCACCGGCAGCAAGCGCCGCCTTGGCGGCATCCTCCGCTGCGGTCCAGTTGAGATGGCCGGTCGACTTCATCACGTCGAGCGCAGCCTTCAGCGCTGCGTCGGCGACCACTGTCCGCTGTTCGTCGGACAGCATGTCGATCAGCTTGGGACCCGGCTCCGGCTCCGGCTCGGGCTCGGGCTCGGGCTCGGGAGTCGGCTCGGGCGCCGGGGACGGGGCTTCCTCGGGCGGCTCGTCGAGTGCGGCCCAATCGCCCTTGGGAGCCTCTTCCGGTTCCTCCTCGCCCGCCTCTGGCTCTGCCGATCCCGGCTCGCTGGCTCCCGCACCGCCGAAGGTGTAGGGCTTCCCGTCAGGACCGAACAGCGTGTTCTTGCCGTAGTCGAAGGTCAGATTGAGCAGTTCCGGCTGGGGCTGGTCGGTGCCCGCGACCTTCAGATGCTCGTCTCCGAGATCGCTCTGCGAGTCGCCGAAGCTCAGGATGTCCTTGAGCTTCGCCGTCATCGGGTTGTTGTCCTTGGCGAACTGAGACAACAGCTTCCAGCGCTTGATCGTGAACTTGAGCCAGTTCTCGGCCGCGGCGATGCGCAGCTTCCCGCAGGCCAGATCGCCTTCGAGCTTGTCCTTCTTCTTGCCGCTCGCCTGCGCAAGACTCTTCATCAGGTCGCGCTGCTTCTCGTGCGCCTGTGCGAGATTCTTTCGTCGGGTCGCGATGGCAGCCACGACACGAACCAACTCGATCGGGTTGGCCTTCTTGGGCGTCTCCGGGTCCGCCGTAGGTCCGGCGGGTGGAGCCTTCTTGCACTCGACTTCGAGGAGCGTGGCGTTCAGCACGTGGACACCCTAGTCGTCGTCGATGGAACGGCGGAAGTCCAGTGGACTACGACCTGGCTGATTCTTCAACTGCCTGTCGGAGGCGGCAGCCATCTCCTTCAGGGCCTCCCGCAAGGCGGTCGACGCGGCAGCACTGGATCGACCCAGTGCTTCTTGGAGCTTGCGGAACAGATCTTCGTGGATCTCGAAGGTGGAGAAGAACCTACGGCAGTTGATGCACTGCCGGCGCCGCTGCTTGAGTTCTCCGAACGAGAACCCGCGCTCTTCGACTTGGATGATGGTCTTCTTGACCTTGGACTCCAGCGTGGAGCAGCGCGGGCACTTCATCGGGCGCGCAATCTCGATCCGACACGCTTCTCTGGCGCCATCCGCTTCGGTCCCGTCGTTTCTTGCCCGGGCCGCATCTTCCTGGCACCCGTCGGCACCCGCTTGTGATAGAGCGTGCGCTGGCGCCGATTGTAGTCGGTCTTCTTGTACCGGCGAGTAGAGAAGAGATCGTTGATCTGACGCACTCGGTTCGCGACCCGGTCCGCCCGATGGGGCTCGCGGGCAGAGATCCACTCCAGGATCTCTCCCTCCCACCCGATGGTGAGCAACGGCCGGCGGACGAGAGTCAGATGACAATCCACGAGTTGAACTCTCCTCCCGTAGGATCGTAACGTCTTCCCTCGATCGCGTCCTCATCCTCGTCGGGCCAGAGCACCTCTCCGTTGGACCACTGCGGGCCGGCCCCCGGCGAGTCGATCACCATCTGACCGCGCATCGGTCCAAGCGGATCACCAGTCTTGCCGTGCTCGGTCAGGTAGTAGACAAGTCCTGCCAGAGCGTCAGCAAGGTCTTTGCTTCCTTTGGGCGGGTGCTTGATCTTCTTCCCGTCCTCGCCGATCTCCAGTTCCTTCAGTTCCTTGTCCAGCACCGGGTGGTAGGGACAGATGATCCGCTGCTCGTAGATGGCCTGCCGCAACATCAGGTACGGCTTCATCCGAGCGACTCGCTCGCCCACCTCTTCGGTCTTCAGACCGCGGCGCTTGAACATCTGAAGGTTTGGCGGGGACATGTACTGGTCCATCGACACGGACCTGATCGGCATGCCGCCCGAGATGCACTGATAGATGACACCCCGGACCTCGCCATGGTCAATGTCACCGCCGTCAGGAGCCAACGCGCGCAGGACGCCATCGACGTGAATGACAGGCGCGTTCTCCAAGACGCGTTCGTTGGTTTCTGGATTCCGCCGCCACACCTCGGTCGTCCCCGCGACGTGACCGGTGACCAGACCGCAGGCGCACTGAGTGGTCGCCATGTCGATGTGTGCGTGACGATTCGCCGTCTGGCAACAGATCGGAATCGGCTCGTCGTTGGCGTTTCTGGTCATCAGCTTCGCCCAGTTGACCTGAAGCGTCTGATGGGTCGTCCACTCCGGCTGCCTGAACAAGTTGAGCCGACGTCGATCGAACATCTGATCGATCGCCGGACGACGCGTGATGAAGAGGCGCCCAACGAAGTCGGTCGCGATACCGGCGATGTCTCGGGTGGCTCCGTCCGGGTCGTTGCGGAACTCGCTCAGGTAGTCCTCGGGGATCTTGAAGATAAGCGAGCCCGGGAGCGCCTCTTCGTCCTCCTTCTCTAGGAGCTTGCAGCGACCTTCCTTCGAGTTCACCGAGACGCGGTACCACTTCTGGCCGCGATAGGGTTCGGGGTGAACGTTCCAGATCGCGTAGTCGCGAACGAAGACACCAACCCCTTCGTCGTCGTCTTCGGCCGCCGTCCTGATCCGTCGCTCGGTGAAGTCGTTCGTCGAGCGCTTCGACGAGACGAGCATGATGAGACCCTTCACGCCGTGGCGCTTGTATCGGGCCTTCACGCGTCGTGCGAGCGCGTTGTAGATCATGGTCGCCTTGTCTTCGGCCTTGGCACTGGCCGACCCAGTAGCGACCTTGCCCTCACCCATGAAGTTCGTGTTGTGGACGACGAGCCCGTTCGCGACGAAGTTGCCGCCGGGCAGCGACATCACGTCATACGTCTGATGGCGTCCCGCACTTCGGACTGCGACAACCCGGGCCACAGACGTCGCTCGTCCCACACTTCGTACTTCCAGCCCGAGAGCGTGCAGAACTGCGAGCAGGCGGCGGCCTTGGCTCGTTCCTTCGCGTTGTAGGTGAAGCCGCGCGGCTTGATCTCCACCATCACGATCGACCCGTCCGTCATCGTCACCAGGAAGTCGGGGATCGTGAACCGCTGCTTCCCCTCCCAGATGTAGGGAACGCCCAGCGGTTCGTACCGGAAACTGAGAACGGACGAGCATTCGTCCAAGAGCAGCATCGCTCGCTGCTCCCACTTCGACCGGAAGCCGATCTTCGTCTGACCAGGCTTCGGCTGACCCTTCTTCGTCTCCGCCCAGCCCAGGTAGGTGAAGTCGCCCTTCTTCGCTCTCCAGACCGAGTTCCTGCTGATCTTCTGCTTCGTCTCCTCGGAGTGCTTGAACACTCCCTTCCGCTTCGTGTTCGCTGCCGCGATCTTCGCCTTCGACTCCGGGCTGTGAGAGAAGGCTTGCTTGGTAGCGATCATCCGGTCCCGGAAGGCTGGATCCGACCAACGCTTCTTCATGCGAAGCGACGCGCCAGCCCGCCGCTCGCTCGACTCCCAGGGGTCGGTCGGCGGTTTCCGCTTCGCGCGCTCTGCCGTCACGAAGGCTTCCAGTTCCGCGTCCGGCACTCCGTCCACCGGAATCCCGGCCTTCCTCGCCTTCGTCCTGATGTTCGCGAGTCTGATCTTCTCGCGCGTCTCGGGTGACTTCTTCGTGCCCGTCTGACGGCGACGCGTCGCCTCGGCCATCTTGGCCTTGGCCTCCGGCGTGTGCATCTTCCCGAAGAATGGGTTGCTTGCCCCACTCCGGTCTGGCTGGGTCGACAACGATCACCTCGTCGCCGGGCTTCAGATCCTTCAGGAACACGTAGTCGAGATCCGACCAGGGCCGGCGCACCAGGAACGGATGGCGTTCCGTGACCTTGATCGTGCGTCCGTCGTCGAACTCGACCTCGAAGACCTCCGCCACCGACGCGGGCCTGATGAACCCGGCATCGACCTGGCCCTCGCCGGTCTTTTCGTTGTAGACGACGATGGGTCCATACGTCAATCCGTCATTCTTCGACGAATCATGGAGGTCGGACACCGGGAAGTAGCCGTCGGGCGTGAGGATCTGAGTGTCAGCGGTCACGCACTCGTCGACGATCGCGAAGATCACGTTGAGACCGAGCGCCGCGGCGTCCTGACTCGCGCCGCCGACGATGTAGATCCCCTTCTTCCTGAAGCGGATCTCTTCCATCGTCTCTTCGTACTTGCCGAGGAACCACTTGCTGAGCGCGAGCTTCTTGCAGATACCACCGAAGACGACCCGGCGCGCTGCCGCAACGGTGCGCGAGATGGGAACGATGTGGATGGGTTCGCCTTCGGCCAATCCCAGGGTGTGTTGTGGGTTCTTCAAGCAGTTGAGTTCGTAGAGCATCCGCATGCAGGCGGTGGTGGCAAAGAAGTCCTTACCCCAACCAATCGCGCCGGTGAGGATCGCCTCGTGGTAGTCGCCCTCGAACAACTCGGCCATGTCATCGCGCAGTTGCGGATACATGTCCTTGCCGGTCTCGCCGACGAGTTCCTCGTTCATGAGCCACTCACGAACGGGAACCGGGTTCTCCTCCCACTCGATCTTGGAGACCTCATCTACGATCTGTGATCGACCGGTCTGCTGCCACTGATCCAGAATCTTGCGGAGCATGATCTGCTCGCGCTCGTTGAGCGAATTGGCCTGCTTGGCGGCGATTTTCTTTCTCTCGTCGCGAGTTCTGATGCTGCGCCAGCGCCCGTTGTCTTGAATGATCGACACGCGCTACTCGCCGTCCGGGCTGTCGTCGGCCGGATCGTCGTTGTCGGGGATCATCTCGACTGGCGTCGAGTGAAGCGCCTCGCCGCTCGCAGCCACACCATCGGTCATGCCGGTGCTGATGAGCTTGAAGGCCGCGTCCAGCACCTTGCGGCGCG